GGCCGAAGCCGAGCGGTATCGTCTGGCAAGCCTCCGTGTCGATGTGAGTGAACTACACGCACAGTTCAACCGAGCATTGTTCGATGATACTATTGCCGAGAACGCCCGCCTCAAGGCCGAGGTCGAGAGGCTCTCAAAGCCAGCAATTATCGGAGGATACAACCTTTCGCAGTATATCCGTATGGCTAACTCCGAGACACTTGAGTTCGACAACGGAGACATCTTCGCTGACATGACCCTCCCAGAGCGTATCAAATACATCGTTGGGTCACACGCCGCCCTCAAGGAAGAGGTCGAGCGGCTTAAAGAGGGCAACGAGTGCCTTGACCAGATGCACGAAAAGGAAATGGCAAGGTCGGCTTTTCTGTGCGAACAGGTCGAGAGGCTGACCAAGGCAGGTGATGCGATGCTTTCCGAATGGGCAAACGGAGAGGAGAAGGATGCCAAAAACTTCCTCAAGGCTTTGGTAATCTGGAACGCCGCCAAGGATGGCAAGCAGTCGTGAGCGAGCCGAAGCGATACAGGATGGATATTTATGGTTCAACAGAAACGCTTGACTGTGTTGCTTATGTTGATTACTATAAGTTGAAGTTAGAGAACGACAAACTCAAAGCACAAATTAAAGAGTTGAAAAACCAACCAGACCCATTGACGGCATATCTTTATGCCGCCGAACTTGCAAAGGATGATATTAAGACGCTCAAGAAGGAAATTAAGCGACTAACTGAACAAAACAAATGACAAACGAAGAACTGATAAAAGAAAACGAAGAACTTAAGTCTTGGAAAGAAGGTGCTAATCGCTTAATGCAAAACTACTACAACTTAATAGTCGGCAAAGACGACCAACTATTTAAAATGCAAAACGAACTTAAATCTGCAAAATCAGAAATAAACAGACTAAAATCAATCGAGGTAACAAATAAACAAAATGACTAATCATGGATATAAGCAGGGTGCTACGCTTCGTGCCGTTCGAATGGCAGAACAAGAAGGCGTAACTATTCAACAACTTAGTCGTGTCACGGGTAAAACCTGCAACGCTCTTCGCTCATCCGCAAAGCGTTACAATATTAAACTTAAGTCAGAGTTCAAGAGACTTGAATGGGGAAGTCTTAAGCAAAAACTTGTTCATATGGATACCAAAAAGTATACCGCAAAGCAGGTAGCAGAAATGCTTGGAACAAGTATTTATACAATTTACTCACTTGGGGCAAGGCATGACTGCGTATTTAAGACAGCACCTTACGGCTCTCAAAAGGGAACTAATTATTCTATTTATGGGAAAACAAGCAAAGTATAAATACATCACAAAGACTCTTCGTGCGGAACTAGACAGGCTATTTGACAGCAAACAAATAAACCTAACAACCGAACAGAAAGAACACGCTCTTCAAACTGCTCGTAAGAAAGCAATTAAAGAGTTATCTTTTAAGAAGAAATCCGTGTGAGTATGCCCACGCTGGGTCATTGTGAATTTTCACATGACAAGGCTGGCATACGGCAAGGAAGAATTCAGCATCATTGAGACGCTCACCCCATCGCCCACGGCGATGGTGTATTTGGTCAGATGGAATCATTTCACACACTTGGCACTTTGGGTGCTGTGCAATAAATTCCTTTCGTAAGGCAGAATAAACAGTATTCTGTTTCCCACGCTTTTTTGATACAGGCTTGAGGCGTTTAGTGCCTCGCTTTAGAGGAGTGCGTTTCATTTATTAAATATGCCTTCGTTGACCCACCATTCAGCAATTAGTAAAGCGTCTGATGTTTGACCAGTCAAGCCCTTAGTTTCTCCATATTTTGACTTTGCGTAATTAGTTAATATTCTCTTCCAGTCTGCGTGTTTCATTTTTCCACGAGTGCCGAGGTGGTCGTTGAGCCGCTTCTGCCACGCCTTAGGTGTTACCCTCACCACTTTGACCCCCTTAGCCATCAGATAGCCAACCATAATCCCAAAGGACTCAAACAATACGGCTATGCGGGCTGAAGGAATCATTGTCCCCATGAAATACGGAGGCTGTTCAATGATAACGCAGTCAAGGGTAGCCAAGTCACCAAGACTTGCATCAAGGACAGGTAATAGTGATTCTGGTTCAAGGCCACTTAGTTTATAAAGTTCTATTTTCTGGTTTATATAAGAGCAATGACAGATAGCCCCGTTAGAGCCACTGTCGATTGCCACAAACCTTAGCCCTTGCGGGCTGAACTTGGGACTGATGACTTGATTTTTAGACAAGCCTTCTTGGTGTGCTTCGGGAGGCATTCAAAGGAGTATTCTAACTTTGCGAAGCCAGTCAAGCCCCGATTGTAAGCGGCGTAGACCTCCCACGGCTCGGGGTTGCGTCCCAGCCGCTTCTTAAGGCCGTCAGAGAGCCAGTCAAGGTAAGCGGAGGCATAGATGCCCGAAATCTCCCTGTTGTGGGCGTATGACCAATCCCAGACGGGGAGGCCAGCCTTCTTGCGGGCTTGGCTAACCTGCTCCCAAGCGGGCTTATGCAATTGGTAGAGACCACGGGCAAGACCGTTGTCCCCCACCGCCTTGGGGTTGTTAGAGGACTCAACCATAGCCACAGCCTCAAGCATCGCAGGGGATGCGGCTTGAACCGTAGTGGTGAAGGCAAGGGCGAACAGGAGATTACGGATATTGTGTTTCATCCTCATCAATATACCCATCCTCTTGCGTTTCGTCAAGCATATTCACCGCATCATCTAATTCTTTATGAAAACCCTCGCAAGATTCTTCATTAATTGCAATTTTAAGCATTTCTGCTAATTTAATGGCTTCTTGCTGATTTCCCTCGGCTAATGACAAATGGAATGCAAACCATAACAAATTAGTTGCACCAGCGACAGTTTGTGATATAGTGGTATCTAAAGCAGGAATACATAAGGGCTCAACGGTTTCACCGTTAATTTCTTGAGGCTCAAACACCGAGATTTCCTTCATAATCAAGTATATGTAAAAAAGGTTGAGGGAATCAATCTTTGTTCTTGACGAATGTCATCTTGTGTGCATACTGCATCTCTACACCACAAATATGGAAGAACATCCCAACGAATCGTCAGTCCCGTCCATTCGCAAGAGCAACGAAATGTCTGCTCCTGCTTTTTACAACAAAATTAACGACCCGATGCAAGCCATCCAACTTATGGGCGAGATGATTTCTGGCTCTGGAATGTTTGGTTGCACTAAAGTTGAACAGGGCATGGTGCTTGCCATGCAGTGCCTTGCCGAAGGCAAAGCCCCCCTTGAACTTGCCAAGACTTACCACATCATTGAAGGCAAACTGACGATGCGAGCGGATGCTATGCTTGGTCGCTATCTCGCTTCTGGTGGCAAGGTCAAGTGGACTGAACGCACGGACAAGCGTGTTGCTGGTGTTTGGACTTGTGATGGTAACGATGTTGAAATTGCCGTCTCGCTTGACGAGATGATGAAGAACGGTGTGGCTATTGCTGGTGCTGGTAAACTCAAGGCTAATTGGCAGAAGTTCCCCCGACAGATGCTTACCGCTCGCTGTATCTCTGAAGCAATTCGTCTTCTGATGCCCCAGATTGTTGCTGGCATCTACACCCCAGAAGAAGTTTCTGACTTCAGCAACGCCGAGAAGAACATCACTCCCAAGCCCGTCCCCGTGGCGGCTCAAGTTGCGGATGTTGAAATCGTGGAAGAACCTGTCAAGGCAATCCAAGGTCGTCTTGACGACCTCCTGTTGAAGTATGAGCCCAATGCGAGCAACTACCTCGTAACCAAGGGATACCTCAAGGCAGGTCAGTCTTATCGAGACCTTGATGCTATGACCGCACAGCGTATCCTTGCCTCCCCAGCCAAGATTGTTGGTATCCTTGAGGGCATTAAGTAAAATGGGAAACTACTCCACAGACAATAACGGCAAGCAGGACTCTGCGAGCCTTCCCTCTGGCATCAATGCTGGGATTGACGCTGAACAATATCACCGCACCCTTGGTCTTACCAAGAGCGGTCTTATGGCTCTCAAGAAATCCCCAGCACACTTCTGGCAGTGGATGACCTCTCCTCCAGACCCCTCTACTCAAGCAATGATGCTTGGGACTGCTACTCATACGCTTGTCTTTGAACCAGAGAAGTGGGCTGATGAAATTGCGGTCATCCCAGAGGATGCCCCCAAGAAGCCAACTGCGGCTCAACTCCGTGCCGAAGAGCCTTCAGAGAAAGCCACAGAAAGCATCACTTGGTGGAATGCGTTTTATGAACGCACCAAGGGCAAGACGACCATTACGCAAGAGCAGGATGCTCTTGCCAAGGGAATGGCTCGGGCTGTCTGTGAGAACGAAGAAGTTCTCCCATATCTAAAACATTATTCCGCCAAGGCCGAACTTTCCATTATGGCTACGGAAAAGGTCAAGGGTCTTGATATTGCCTGTAAGATGCGTTGCGACCTTCTGACTATGGACGGAACTGTTATCGTAGACTTAAAGACAACGCAAGACTCGTCAGCCGAAGAATTTGGTCGCAAGTTTATGAGTCTTGGATACTGGATGCAAGCCGCACACTATATGTCGGTAGCCAGACTTGCTGGATTGCCCGTAGAACGCTTCATTTTTGTCGCTGTTGAGTCCGTCCCCCCACATTCCGTGGCTCTGTATGAACTTGACGCACAAAGCCTTGACAAAGCCTTCAAAATCCGTCAGCGTCTCCTTGAGACCCTCGCCAACTGTATTGCCACGGGCAAGTATCCTTCTCACTCAAAAGGAATTAATGCCTTGACAATGCCTTACTGGCTGACATAATAACCCCCTCACCCACAAACATATGACCAAAAAGAAAATCCACACCTCCTCCCCCACTCCACAGTGGGACATGAAGTCCACCAAAGAACCTTCTGACGAAGGCCAGAAGAACTACTACTACGATTATTACACTTACAATAATAACTATTGCAAGGAAGAAATCAAGAAGGAAGCCATCTTCACCATCAGTTCCCGTGGCAAGCGTATCATCCAGACCATCGCTGAAATCTCGGTTGGCATTGCTATCGGTCTCGTCACTTACGCCATCTTCTCCACTGCGATTGCCGTGAAGAATATTGAAAAGGTGCTTGACAAGAAGGCTACTCCTGTGCATACTGTCTCCTCTACCACTAACTCCCAAACCAAGTAATATATATGTCTAAGTTCAAAGTTGACCTCAACGCCTCCGACCGTCCCGAACGCTTCGCTGAAGAAGGTGAATACATTGTCGTCATTGACAATGTTGAAAAGAACCTCACCCAGCAGGGCTTCGAAAAGGCTTCGATTACCTTCAAGGACAGCAAGAACCGACAGGTCAAGGACGACCTCCTCAACAAGGATACCGTCTATTGGAGGCTCAACCAACTCATCATCGCCACGGGTATGAAAGTTCCCCACGGTTCTGAGTTCGACTTCACCAAGTCGGGTGAGTTCTTCAACTTCGTCAAGTCCTTCGTGGGCATGAAGTTGACCGTCAGTCTGAAGTCTGAAGCGTATACCAACAAGGATGGCGAAGCAAAGAGCATCCTCAAGGTTAGCAAGTATTCGAAGGCCGAAGACGCTCCGTTCTAATTGACAAAAGTCAATTAACAGTTGGGGGGCGAAAGCCCCCCTCTTTTTTGCTCTTTTGAAATGGTCTGTTAGTTCAATGGTAGAACACCTGTTTTGTAAACAGGCGGTTGTCGGTTCAACTCCGTCACAGACCTCCATTTGGACTTGTAACTCAATGGTTAGAGTAGCGACCTTTTAAGTCGTTTGTTCTGGGTTCAAGTCCCAGCGAGTCCACCATTTGGGCGTGTAACTCAGCGGTTAGAGTGGGCTCTTTATAAGGGCTAAGTCGAGGGTTCAACTCCCTCCACGCCCACCATCTTATGAATATAAAATCTAAACCATTCGAACAAAGTCTTCACGATGAGAATGACCTCCCAGCAAGGGAGGTCGTTAAGGAGTGGTATGGTCGCATCGGCATAGTGCTAATCGACAACCCAGACAAATATGGTGTTGACTTAATCACAGAAGACCATAGTCTGTGTGTAGAAGTAGAGCGAAGGATGGTGTGGGATAAAGAAGAGTTCCCGTTTGCAGAGGTAAACTTCCTGCAAAGAAAGGTTAAGTTCTTTGACACAAAAAAGTATAGTCTACACGAATACGCCATCGTGTCGATTTCCTTGAAGAGAATCGGCATATGCAACGAAGACGAAATCATGGCTATCGTTAAGGGGACGACTCCAAGGGAGTCCCCAAACAGGTTTGTGAACGACAGCGAATACTTTTACAAGATACCAAAGTCTAAGTTCTTCTGGTATTCTGTTTAATTTACATCCAGTAGCGTAATGGTATCGCACCTGCTTTGGGAGCAGGGGTTTGCAGGTTCAAGTCCTGTCTGGGTGACTTTGTGGGAGGAAGTGTTACGGTAGCACAGAGGTCTCCAAATCCTCTGGCGTGGGTTCGACTCCCACCCTCCCAGCATTTAGTTGGAATGGCGGAATGGCAGACGCATCACACTTAAAATGTGTCCAACTGCGGGTTCGACTCCCGCTTCCAATATTTAGAGAGATGGCAGAGCGGTTTATTGCACCTGTCTTGAAAACAGGAGGAGGTTAAACTCCCGTGGGTTCGAATCCCTCTCTCTCTGCTTTGGGGACTTAGTGATAATGGTAGCACGGGCGGTTTGCATCCGCCCAGTAAGGGTTCGATTCCCTTAGTCTCCACCAATATAATGGGGCGTAATTAACCCAAGGCCAGTGAGGATGATTTTGGCTCGCAATGAGTCAAACCATAGAAACCTGCGAAACAGGATAAATGAATCCGAAGGGCCGTCCAATTTTAGACCCGTGGTGTAATGGTAGCACAGGAGTTTTTGGTTCTCCTTGTCGGGGTTCGAATCCCTGCGGGTCTATTTTTTAGCCTTATTGTGGTGATGCATCCGATGACAATTAGAGCATAGAAGGATGCATTTAGCCATCTCTACACGAATGTTGTCGAGGGACATATGTCTGAACTTAGACCAATCGCCGTCCTTGGTTGAAGCGTCAGTATGGTGAAAGTCAAATATCGGAGTATTCTTTCCTGTGTGCTTTATTCCACAACGCTTGCACTTGTTTCCAAGAAACCTAACAAACACTTTCTTCTTTGAAACTGCCTTTGCTTGCTGATACTTGTTGAAGCAAGGCTTGCACCAATGGGTAGTATTATATTCCTTGTTATGCCCATAGAAGGATGTTATATCCTTGACCTCTCCGCAAGATTTGCATAACTTGTTCAATCTCATTTGATTCTTGTCATCCTTATATCGAGGTCGTTCAACGGACAGGACTGCGGTCTTCTAAATCGCTAATGTGGGTTCGATTCCCACCCTCGATACCATTTGCACCCCCTCCCCCGTGGGGGTCTATATAAAGAACCTAACAACCAACTTGAAGTATGCAAGTCGAATATTGCATACTTCTTAAGTTTACTCAACGGGGTCGTAAGCAGACTCAATTTGCTTATTGGAGTGGTCGCAATAAAGGAACGACTCCCAATTAATATCGCAAGCCACAACACGCCAACCCATAAAATCTCCGTCCTTAATTTCATTTCGAATAAGTTCGGCGTTTTCCAACGCCGACTTAAACGACAGACAGCCACCATCTGAAGTGATAAAATACTTGGGATACATACCCAGTTGGGTGTATGCACCGCTTTCAAGGTCTGCGTTGAACTGTTCGATGGAGTAGTTGTTTTTCATACGATATACAGTCTACTCCTCTTCTGTCTCTAAGTCAAGCGAAAGTGCGTCAAGATAGTCAGAATACATATCATTAAAAGAATCAATAAGTCGCTCCTTCAGTTTTTCACGCTGGGATTCTGAAATTGCCGTCCCATTTTCGGTCTGTATGTGCGAGGTCATGTCATCCGTTAGTAGGAAGCACCCCAGCCCCGTTTCTTTACAGATTTTTTTAATTTGCTTGACCGCTTCTTTTTGAGTTTGTTTTTTGTCCATAGTATTGCTTACGGTGTATTGTGCAGGTTTTACAAGAAATGTCAAGCACATCTGCCGTCAAAATATTAAATCTTTTATCTTGAAAAAAGTGCAAGTCCGTGCATACTGTATCTCTATGAAAAACAATAAAGCAACCGAACTCGCCAAGGCCAGCAAAAACCTTATCTGGAAATTGACTCAATTTCGTGAGGCACAGCACGGCGTGATGTTCCAACTCACCAACCCTTCCCTTTCCTTTGACTATGAGTTTGAACGCTCTGGCAAGCGAGCCGAAGAGGCTCGCATTGCCCTTGCCGAGGCTATTAAGGAAGTAGAAGACCTTTCCTTTGAAGTTCTCTTTGACTCCAATGGACAAAGAAAGTAAGAAATAATGCTTGTTGTTTTATAAAATCTGTGCATACTGTATTTCTATGACCAACACTATGAACCTCGGAACTGAATACAAAATCAAGCACACCTCGTCTGATGGGGATGGTGAGATTGTCATCACCCTTGACAAGGTGGATAACCTCTACATCGGCAAGGGCAACAACTGCCGTTGCGGTTGCAAGGGCGAATACTTTGAAATTGACGAACACGAAGGCAAGATTATCAAAGCCCTTAAACAGATGGCAAGCGGAGAGTTCGAAGTCCGCTCTATTGATAACAGGATTTTCGACATTACTACCAGCATCAATGGAAACTACGAACGAGTGAAGACGATTTATCTGAAATAATCAGACAAATGTCTTGCACAAAATCTAAAACCATACATACTGTATCTCTCACCCAAACACCATGACCAACGAAAACACCACCAACACGAAGAAGACTTACTTCTTCAACGAAACCATCACCATCCAATCCCGAGGCATCGTGGCTAACTCTTTCGAGGAAGCCCAAGAGAAGTATCTTAATGCGTTCGTGGAGAATGTCAAGTTCGGCAAGATGATTGCTGACTCCTCTGACTTCACCTGCTACTCGCAGGATGCCGAGGGCAACGAAACCCACGAATACTAAACCGATGACCAACGAGGAAATCAGAAACACGGCCTTACACGCCCTTGATTGGGCAAAGGGGTCGTGGGGTCAAGGTCAATACGACAAGGCCAAGTATGATGACGATACAATGGCTAAAATCTGGTATCAGATTGAGGAAATCGCCAAAGAGCGGGCAGAAAAATACGATTGCAAGTAAAAACTTAAAGACGCTCTCACCCCTTCGGGGTGGGGGCTTTCTTTTTTGGTGGAGTATAAGAGTAGTCTGGAATACCTACCAAGGCATCTCGGAGACCATCGTATGCCCTTGCGAGTTCATCGTCAGCCAGACCATCTAGCATTAGTTCAAGCACCCTGCGTCCAAGTCTCCGAGCCGCCTCTTCGACCTTGGCTGGGTCTATCTTATGGTTTCTTGGTTTGCGTTGTGCCATCTTGTGGTTGCCATTTGTTCATAGAGAACAAGACTTCCCATCGCTTCTTGTCCTGCTTCCGCATTTCAACTGCTTCATTAATTAATACTTTATATCTGCTTACGGCAAAACGGCGAACATTTACTGGTTCGCTTGGATTTGCTCGATTGCCCTTGATTGGGTTGTTCATTACTTAATTCGCATTTGTTTAAGATGCTTGTTAAGGTTGTCGGAGAACTTTTCCCAATCGTGTTGGGCAAGGCTATCCCACTCCTTGTTGAGACGACCCATGAGGCCAGTCAGTTCGGCTTCGGAAATCTTGCCATTGATGTTTTCAAGGGCAATTTCCTTAACAGTCTGACGCTCCCAGAAGTTCCAGCAGGTAATGTCCTCTGCTTTTTCAAGTTCCATAAGGAGGCCGTGGGCGAGAGCCACTCGGTCTTCTCGCTTCATTTTCATAATTTTTGCAATGATGTGTTCCATAAAGTCAGTATGCAGGTTTGTTGTTAATGGTCAAGTAATAAAGTGAACTTCTTTATAGCCGTAGACACTTTCAAGGTGTTCCTTGACTCGCTTCTTGGCCTTAGCGTTCCAAGTAGTCAAGTCTCGGAATGGGACTTTCATCCCATTCTCCAACTTGGCTTCAATGTATGGGCTACCGTTGCCCCAGAGGAAGGCAATGTAGACTTTCATTCCTTGACTTCCTCCACATTGACACCAGCATCCCACTTGTTCTCTAACGCTTCCTTCAAGAGTTCTTGAAGTTGAACATCGTCAGCGATGTAGAATTCATACATCTCACGGGCTTCTTTTGCGGAAGTAGCCTTGCACTCCCAATTAAGGAAGATTTGCTCGGATACGATGAATGTTTTAAGGACGGGCTTCTTGGCTTTCTTTTTGGTAGTGGTCATAGATTGATAGTATGTATGAAGTCGGACAAATTGCAAGGACATTTTATGAAATTCTTTAATCATATAAGTGCCTAACAATCATTCCAAGAAGAAGCCCCCGTGAGGGGGCGTTCTGTTCAAGCATCCTTGGCTTCGGCAACAGGGACATATTCCCCATTCTCCTTGGCTACATAGACATTCTCGGGCTGGTCTTCGTCCAACTGAGAGTCGGTATTGTTAAACATATCTTCAAAGTCAGAATTGAACTGCTTGATAGCGTCCTTTTCATTCTTAGCCTCGCATTCAAACGAGATGGTGATAGTCTTTGTGATGAGGTATTGCTTCATTTTTGTATTTGTGGTTTGGGTTAGAATTAGTTACCGACCATATCATCTACGGCGGTCTCAATGTGTCCTTCAACATCCTGCTGGAGGGCATCAAGGACGGCTTCCTTAATCTCCATCATAGTCACGGAGTCAAGTTTGAGTTCAGCGTCTTCGGCGTAAGTCTCAATCAGTTCGTCTTCAATGACGAGGTAGAGGATGCCGTGCCGAGCCGCAAGGCGGGACATTTCGAGGAGGGCTTTGTTTTTGGGGGAGGTATTCATAGTATTGGTGGTGGATTGATTAGTATGTGGAAGTTGGTTTATTTTGCAAGAACTTTTTTAGACTTTTTTGCAGGTCGCTTAAGGAGGTCGGCTTTGCTTTCGACCTTCCAGAAAGAGCCACCGCTGGCTCGCTTGGTATTCTTGTTAGTCATAGATACAGTATGCACAAGTGGTTGGGCTTGTAAAGAATTTATTACCACAAAGTGCGAATATTTGGAACGCTCTGGATGTATGCAGGGCGATTGGTGTTGTCATAGTGAAAGTGGATGCACCAGAGGGTCGAGCCGTCCTTAATGACCGTTCCCTTGTCGCTGTCAGCCTCCACACGACCCTTGCAAGCGAACTTGGTGTTATTCCCCGCCTTAATCCATTCGGCGACCTCTACGGCCTTCTGAGCGGTGTTGTAGTATGCCCAACCCCAATTGCCACCGCCTTCATAAGCGACAGCGAGGTGGGGACAGGCAACGGACTTGGTGGCTTTCTTGGGTTTAGTCATAGACATACAGTATTCATAAGTTTATAAAAATTGCAAGAAGATTTTATGATTTCTTTCAATCATATACATACCTAACAACCAGAGCAAACAGAAGCCCCGCACCTGCGGGGCATTGTTTTACCAAGAGCAACAATAATAAACTACATTACCCTTCTTCACCTCTCGTAGTGCCTTCTTGATGAAAGCCACGGTCTCGTTGTCGTGTCGCTCGTCAGACACACCCCAGAAAAACCCCGTAGCAGTCTCAAGACCTTCCTTGACGGCTTCTTGCAGGGAGTTGAGGTCGTCCTCATTTAACTCAAGAATTTCTCCATTAAAACTCCCTTCTCCACCCTTGCTGTGGTAGAGGTTGGTCATCCATCCGTTAAGGTCGGCGTGTTTTCTCCAATAAGCAAGTTCCTCTTGGGACTCAATGACGGCTTCGCCGTCATAGTATTCCTGCGAGTCAAGCAGGGGTCGGTCTGCCTTGCTAACCGAGTAAGCGTATTGGTCGAGTCCCATAGTAGTAGTATTATGCTTTATCGGATGTTGTTGTCAATGGCAGAGTCGATGCAATCAGCCCACGCTTCCATAAGGGCATCAACGGTGTCGTCCTTGATGGACTCCATGATTTCGGGCGTGAGTTTTGCAAGGCGGGGGTCGCCGTCAAGGCGGTCAAGCACATCCTCGTCAAAGACAAGCACCCACTTAATCTTTGCCTTATCAAGGGCGGGCTTAATCTTATCAAGGGTGTCGTTCTGGATTTTGTAGTTAGTGTTTTTCATGGTATTGGTTGGAGAAGATACAGTATGCAAATTTTGGTTTAGATTACAAGTCTTATTTTCATTCCAGCGGATTTTCTTCAAGGCCGAGGACGACAAAGGTCTGCTCGGCGATGTGGTGGTGAGAGCCAATAGCCCACTTGTCCAGCGTTTCGATTTCAAGCATCTGTCCAGCCATAGAGCCAGAGAGGACTTGGATGGTTGCGATGTATTCCATTTCGTGTTTCATAGTAGATACAGTATGCACGAACCTCTGAGAAATACAAGCATCAAATCTAAAAAACTTAACTATTGCTCCGAGGGAAGTCCTTGAACGCTTCCAGCCCAAGTGGGTTAGAACCCCACTCTACAATGGCTCTATAAGGGTTTCCAAGGCGGTCTCCGTTGCAGTAGTCGGGATGGAATGTCCAATCCACAAAGCCGTTGCACCCTGTTGTTAGGCACTCAGACCGAGCCACCCACAGGCTAACTTTCCCGTCCTTACCCTTTGGGTCTGGCACTACGGATACTAGGTTTGGTAAAACCGTTGCCTTGGGGTGGAAATGCACTCCCCTGCATTTTGGACAATGCATACCATCGGGGAAAAGGTCAACTTTAAAATAATCTTTTTTGGATACCATATGAGGGGGACAGCATAGCAGGTTTGTCAATGCTTGCAAACAAAGAAAGGGCGGGGGCGTTAGCCCCCACCCTGTTCGACCCGCCCGCTCGGGGGATTAGTTATCCCCGAGGTTGGCAACCATCAGCGAGGCGAGGTTGTTTCGCTTCACCGCCTTGGAGATGGAGTTGAGGACTCCCGTGTTCACACGCTCGGCAAGTTCGAACCGCTTGCCCTCAACCGAATGGGTAAGGTGCTGGGTCGTGGCGTTGTAGAGGTTGAACAGGTTGCGGGTGCTGTCCTCGGCGTAAGTCGGACGCTCCCAAACCGCTTGTATGCCCTCACGCATCCGCTCGCTCATAACCTTGGACTTTTCGAAGTTCAGCAGGATGCTGTTGCCCTCCTCCTGCGTCAAGCGGGTCTCAATCATCCGATTGAAGAGGGGAGCGGACTCCTTGAAGGCGTTAATGGAGCGGGCGAACGCCTCACGGAGACCGTTCGGGTCGAGGTGCTGGGTGTGCTTGCGGGACATACCAACAGCCGCAACGGGGAGGGCAAGGCCGTTCGTGCAAACGAGGCGAACGAGACCGACTTGGAACGAGGCACGGAGCGAGCCGTCAAAGGAGTTCTGAACCTTCAAGCGGAAGGTGAGGTCGTTCCCGTTCGACAGTTTGAAGCCGTGGTCGGGGAAGTCATAAATGGCTCGGATGCGAGCCCCGCCGTTCGTGCAAACGGTCTTACGCTTGAAGTTAGAGAAGCCCTCGGCCTTGAAGAGGTCTTCGGAAGCCCCGAGCATATCGGAGTTTTGGAGGACTTCGTAGCGGTCGGAGACGCACCCGAGGACTTCGCCGTTGTCATCCCGCACATTAGCGAGAAAACGGGTCTGCGAGCCGTTCGGGAGGTGGAACGGGACTTGGGAAACCGTGTAGTCAAACTTTTCAGTCTGACGCTCAATGGCTTCCGAGGCGGTGGTGGTGGTGAGGTTCGTGGTCATATGTATTTTGGTTTGGTTTAGTTTTGGTTGGTTGTCCTTGATTGGACTCTTACAAGTATGCATACGATTTAAGTTTCCGCAAGCACAAAGTTATCTTTTCGTAAAACAATCAAAGAATAAACTCTTATCTTTTTGCTTTACAACGGCTTGCGAATGTGCTACAATATTCCAAATGGGTCGCCGTGGGGGCAACTTTGGGGTCTGTTAGATACCTAACAACCAAACCAAAGGAAAAGCCCCGTGAGGGGCTAAACCTTACTCGGAGTCCGAGGAGGACTCGTTATCCTCGTCCTCCGTGTCGTCATCGTCAGCCTCGTAAGACTTGCCCTCCTCATTGAGTTCAAGGCTGTCCACCATCTCCCTGTCAGAGCGGTAGAGGGAGAGGACTTCCTCGGCGACCTCGACAAGTCGCTGGCGGGCTCGGGCTTCGTCCTTGGACGAAACACCATCGCTCCACGACTCAACGCAGTCCTCCAAGTCGGAGACGGTATTTTCGAAACGGCAGTAAGACATATTGCTCATAGTAGTGTTGGTTGGATTTAGTTAGTATGGTTATTTGGGTTGGAAAGTCAAACAATTTCGCAAATGTATCGGCAATAGTTATAGCCCTCGGAGTTCACATAGTAAGTCTTCTCGCCGTAGTTCAGCATAAAACGCTGGTTCGGCACACCACCTTCAATGTCATCGAGGGGATGGTATTCTGCGGACTCGATTTCCAGCACGGGGAGGCGACCGAACAGAATGGATTTCAGTTCGTGAGCGACAGCCACGGCGGGGATATCCCCCCAACAAGAGGGCTTGCGGGCGGTCATCGTGTCGATGGTGTTGTAGATGGAGACGGTTTTGAGTGTGGTCATTTGGTTGTTTGGGTTAGAAGATACAGTATGCACAAATCTGATTTAATGTAAAGATGAAAATGAATTATTTTTGAAGTCCGTTCATTAAGGTTTCGGTTTCCTGCATTTCTGCCATAAGGGCATTGATAACCGCTTGATGCATTTCACGCAGGTCGTAGTTCTTCTCGGAGGCGAGTTCCTGCCGAGCCGTGGTAAGGCTGTTGCGGATTTCGGCGAGTCGTTTCATTCCTTGCTGGTATTGAGCGAGTGTCATAGAGATACAGTATTACAGGTTTTAGATTTTTTTCAAGATGTTTATTCAACTATTTTCAATCATATAGCGACCTAGCAAATGAATGTTAAAATGGTGCTTGCATTTCTTTCGGAGGTATGCATACTGTATTTATTGTTAATTGAAATCACTTTGTGCAAGTTTGTAGAAACCTCGCTGGTTGCCAATGGCTATCACCCCGTGTCCAAAGCGGGGGAAGAGACAGCGGGAGCGGAACGCTCCGACTACAAACCCAAGATGCTTGTGCGGACAAAGCGGGTGGGAATACGGAGAACTTCCCCCATCTGCAAAGGCACAAGACATTCAACTTTCTTCTTGCATTATCCGAAAGGTTATGCATACTGTATGTATCGTTGATTGAAACACTTTGGAGATGCGACAAGCCGTGAGGCCCGCCCCCTTGCAGTATCCGTAAGGACTGCCACCGACTACCAGCGGTGAGCCGACACCCTCGATTGGTCTAACCAGAGCAGGGTGAAAAGGACTATCGAAAAATCTCCGATTAATTTGTGCTAACAGGGAAGTGGGGAGCATCGTAAGAGCCCCAAGCGTTGTTGTTGTTGGTTGCAAGGCACGGAATGTTATTGTTGTCGCTGGAACTATCCCTGTTAGCCTTCATTTAGCGTTGGTTCATACATAACAACTGACCCTCCACACGGTGTTTCGTGTGGGGGGTCTTTCAGTTGTTTAAGTTACTGCAAGATACCTAACAAGCGGCAGAGCCGTCAAGCACCCTGTTCTGGTTCTTGCTCGGTCTCGCCTTCGACCTCATCGCCCATTGGCTCTGGGTCTTCGTCTGGCTCATTGGCAAGGTCTTCAACATACTCGTCCCCGTGGTTCTCAACTCGGAACTCGCCGTCTACATCATAGCGGAAACCCTCCTTAATGGTCTTGCAAAGGTCTTCCCACTCAAACGGGTAGAAATGGAAAAAACAAGCCTCGTCATCCTCGCCACCCTCCTCGGGCTGGTCTTCCCCGACCGACACAAGGACGGCGTGGGGTTCTTCGTCTGGGGTGTCAAGGTAGCGAATTACAACTTCGTAAATCTGGTAGTCCATAGTGTTAATAAGTATGCGAATAGTGTGAGTAATGTCAAGAAGATTTTAACCAATTATCCAGCCGTGGGCTTCATCGAAATGAAGCCGAAAGCCGTTGGGCGAAGAATGCGAACCATTTTACAAACTTCCTCAACCGTAAGGTCGGTGTCTCGGCTGTCCCCGTTGGAACGAGTCCCGAGAATGAGTCCGTTGCCCATAAGGGGGTCGGCGTAGCCCTCGATGGTAAAGCCGTAGTCCGTGCCATTGATAAGACCCTCGTCATCGACATAGAGGGTTTCCTTCTCCTGCGGGAGACCCACGCAGGTAAAGGTCTGATAACCGCAGTGCTTGTAAATGTCGGTGTATTCACCGACCTCCACGAAACTGACGGTGTTGGTCTTGGCGTTAATGAGGATGGCTTTCTTGGTGGTGTGTTTCATACGAGATACAGTATGCACACCCTGCAACCAAATGCAAGTTTATCTTAAACTATTTTAATGACCGAATGCCGTCATATAAATACCTATCAATCAATTATGTGCTGTCTAATCTTGGTTTTTAGTATAAGGTCTATTGCGAAGTCCATAACCTTTTCGTCAGACCATTCTTGGAACTCTTTTGGGCCACCTGCCTCAAGCATAACTTCCTTAAACTTTGCACACGCTTCTTTTTGAAGTGGAGTCCCCGCCGAGAGTGCCGCATCGTAAGCCGTTTTAATATACTTATCCATATAATTGTCTTATGTCAATGGGGCTTACAGCCCCATATGGGACTTTATAATTTCAAGCCTCATCTGTGCTTCCTTGATACGGGCAAGGTTCTCCGAGCGGGCTGGCTCGGGTTGCCCAGCCAATTTATCTTTGGCTCGGATAACGAATAGCACAAGGTCTCTGACCTCGGCCATTCGGTGGCTATCCGCATCCTCAACTTTCGACATTATTGGGGTCGGTTTCAAGGGACTTTCTGACATCCTTAATAGCGTTTTCCATTTCGGAGATGGCACGGAGGAGGCGATAGCGACCTTCCTTACGGGACGGATTTGCGATAAAGCGAACATAATCCTCGGGGACTACCGCCCCCGTCTCGCCAATGGATGCTACCACCTCGGCGACAAGAAACTCCTTGTCAGCATTTTCGAGGTGCTTGATTGCGTGGGTAAGGTTCTGGACAGCCGAATGGATGTGGCAGTTGTGATGATGGGTGATGTGCATTTAAGTAGTATGTATGGGTTTTGGTTTTTTGCAAGAAGATTTTTAGATTTTAATCGGGTGCTTAATGCTGTGGAGGCGATAGAAGCCCGCCGACACGGAGAGGTCTTGGACGGCTTCCAAGGCGTGCTTGTAAAGGGCTTCAATCTGCCCGTCAGAGGGGTTGCGAGGGATGCCCCAATTGGCAATAGTGTTCTCCATCGTATCGACCTCACGGACGAAGGAGAAGGTCTCGGGCAGGTCGTCCAGCGAACAGGAACAGGCGTTCTTGGATGCCTTGTTGCACACGGCGAGGGCAATAGCCCTCGGCGATTTGTTGTGGTCGTTGAGGAAGGTTCTGAACTTGGGGAACTTGGTAGTGTTATTCATACGAGAGTCAGTATGCACGGGTCGGGAAAAATTACAACTACAATCGACAACTTTATTTGACCGCCTTCCGCCATAACCATACCTATGTCTAATGCATAGGTCTATGATTGGTGAACAGATGTTCACTACTGAACGCCTGTTCAAACGGAGAAGCCCCCACCCCTTGCGAGGTGGAGGCGAGCCCCAGAGGGCTGGGGGTTAGACCCCCGACACTTCGGCTTCCGTGAGGTCGAGCCCGTGGACTTCCAGAAGGTTGTCCGCTTCGATGTTGAACACCAAGGTCGGGGGCTTCGGGAGGCGGTCGGACGGACGCAGGTGGCTTTCGAAGTGTTCCTTCGACACTTCCACGCCGTCCACCTTGTAAGCCACAACGGGCTTGTGGGAGGGGGAGAAGGTGATACGGAGGTATTCCTTGTATTCGCCCGCCTTGTTGGTATGGGCGATGACGAGGGGGAAAACCGCCCACGAACCCCAAGCGAGGGGCTGGACTTCACCCCGCTCCTTGTTTTCAATCGCTTCCTTGACGGGGGCGAGGTTGGCGAAGTTGATACCCGTGCGATACACGCCCTTGGTGAACTTTTCCAACTTCACGCCCTTGAAGGCGGAAGCGGGGGTCGGTTCGGACTTGAAGGACAGTTCGATGAACTGACCCTTCTTGTCGTTGCAGGCGTGGACGAAGGCGAGGGCTTTCGTGTTGGTGATGTTGTGGCTCATATGTTTTTGGGTGGTTGGTGTCGTTGGTGACATAGACTACTATGCACACTTTGAGACGGAAGTAAAGCGATTTGAGAAAATAACTAAACTTTTATTTTTGGTTTAGTGCTTTACTTTGTTTTGTTTTTCTGTTAGACTATACCAAATGGGCTGACGCATCTGGTGCATAGGAGGCGAAGCCGACTAACACAAAACAAAAGAGGGGGCGTGAGCCCCCTCGGTTTGTTTGTCCTGCCTTACCCCTTACTCCTGCTCGTCAATGAGGATGTTGAGGCGGAGAAGTGCTTCCATCAGTCGGCAGGACTGCTCCTGCTGTTCCTCTTCCGAGCCGATGGAGCGTCCGTCATCGCAAATCACCGCTTGCTTGGTGATATACTTAATGAGGCGGGCGATTTCTGCTTTTTGGTTTTGTGGGGTTTTCATTGTTTTGGTGGGGGAGAGAATTACAGTATGCACAGTTTAGAGGTTTGTGCAATCACTTTTTAAACTTATTTTTCACGGAGACTTCGTGAGTCTGCCAGCCGTGATAGTATGCCCTTACGACCCCGTGGAGGTCGTCTCCTTGGCGGGTGATAGCCACAGTCGTCCCGTGGTCGTCCTCCCACTTGAAGGGCAAGGGAGGGGCGTTCTCGATGACATTGACGATGATGTTATCAGCCCAAGCGTCAAAGCCGAGGCGGGCAATTGAGTTCTCATTCATACGAGATACAGGATACACGGGTCGGAGGTTTTTTCAAGCACCAAATGCATTTATTTTATGACGGCATTCGTGCGTATAGATACCTAGCAACGGCGAAGCCGAGGGGCAAAGCCCCCCGTGCCTCACTCCTTGGGGAAGATGAGTTCCCAGAGGGTGTCGGCCTCGGCCTCGGTGAGATGGTCGCCCTTGGCCTTGGTGGCACAGCCGAGGATGTGGTAAGCCACTCCCGAGCGGGTGTGGTAGTCCCTGCGTCTCATAAACCAGACGGCCATAGCCTGTTCGCTGGGGGTCATGTCAGACCACGCCCGAGGAAGATGCTCGGGGCAGTCAAGGTGCTGGAGGGCGATGTGAGAAACCTGCTGGGGGGAATAGTTGGTGGTCATAGTAGATACAGTATGCACGGATTGGGTTTGAATACAAGATTATTTTTAGCCCATCATCACAATATTTTGTGCGTAGTTGATGGTCTGGGCATCGTCCCAAGTGGCGGTCTCGGCGGGATAGCCAAGGACGACCATCATGCGGCGGGCGTAAGCACAGACGGCCTTCTGGGAGGCACGGTTCTTGCATTGGGCTACCATCGTCATAAACGAGAAGTAGTTGTAGCGGTCGGAGAACTCGTTACGGATTTCGGTGTCGGTTTCGGGAGGGGTGCGGCTCATTGTTGTGTGTGGTGGGTGATAGAGATACAGTATGACATAAAATCTAAAACTTACAAGATAATTTTTAATTATTTTCAACCATAGCATTGCCTATGTATCCGACCAAAGGAGAAGCCCCCTCTCGGGGCGGTCTCCCGCTGGTTAGATGTTGCGGAAGAAGTGTCCTTCCGACTCCCAAACATCTCCACCCATTCGGAGGTCATTGCCATACTTCTCGTAGTCGAAATAATTGGCGACCTCGGAGGGGATGTTTGAGAGCATACCCGACTCATCAATCAGATACTCGGCAAGGCGGGTAAGGTCTCGGAACTCACCGATATAAGCCTCTTCGGCTTGGTCGAGGATATCCCGAGTCGGCTCGGTTTCGTGGAGGTTCTCCATCCAGAGGGACACGACCTCCGCAGACAAGTGCGTGGTGTGTTCGTCAAGGAAGGCGTTGAGGGTGTCGGTGTTGGGCTTCATTTGTTTTTGTTGGTATTGGGTGAGAAGATACAGTATGCACAAATCATTTTTTAATGCAAGTTTATTTTCAGTTATTTTGAAAATAACCTTCGTTCATCTTGTCGGAGAGATACGCACAGATGCCAAGGCACTCGATGATGTGAGGTCGCTGGTGGCTTTCGAATTGGTGGAGGTGTTCAACATCCCACTCGGCAAGGACTGCCATGTGCTTGACCACCACGGGCATTTTCTCGTCAATGCCGATAGAGTCGAGAGTCGTGGTGATGACCTCTCGGAGGTAAACAACGCCGTCCTCCGTGGGCTTGTGCGGGAGGAGTCGGAGGCAAGCCCGCTGGGTGGTGTCAATGATGCTGTGGGGGGTCATAGAAGAACAAGTATGCACACCGAGGGGAGAAAGTCCAGCACCAAAAGATAAAATAGAATAAAAAGATACGACCGAAACCAATCATATAACATACCTAGCAAGCGGAGCGATGACGCATTTGGTGCGTCTCGCCCTGCCTCTTAACGCTCCTCCTCCCTGCCGTTGAGGCACTCACACATAGTGTGGTCGGTGTCATTAAAGATTAGCATAGATGCCTTGTCCTCAAGGATGGTCATCTTGGCCTCGGCTCGGTTATACTTGGCACTCCCGTAAGGGGCTTCATTGCGGAGGCCGAGGAGGTCGAACCATTGAGTTCCGAGGTCGGTGACGATGGCGTGGGTGCTGGGTGTGGTGTTCATAGCGGGTGATAGACTTACTATAATGCACAAGTCGGGATGCTTTACAAGTTTATTTTAAACTATTTCACGACTGAATACCTGCATATACAAACCTATGTATGTGTTGCCCCCTTGACGGGGCAAACTATTAACAGATATCCCAGCCGTATTTCTTTTCGTAGTATTCCGAGAGTTCCCAACGCTTCCAATTCAAGGCGTTGTTGATAACTTCACCCTCGTCAGTTCCAAGGGCATAGTCCATAAGGAAGGCAAAGTCATCCTCGGCCTTTCCAAAGCCCTTGTCGGTCTTGGGATAGATGACGGGCTTCATAGCCAAGACCCTGCGGGTCTCTGGCGTAGCCTTGGCGAGTTCTTCCTTGGTGAGTTTGGATGATGGTCGGAGGTTGGTCATAACAAGATACAGTATGGCGTTGCGTTGTGGTTTGTCAAATTAATTATTCTGCATCTCCGAGATGTTCGTGAGCGTTCTCAACCTTTTCGATTTCAAGGATGCAATCACGAACCATCTCGGCTCGCTCGTCAAGGTTCTCGAACGCCTCCATAAACTTGATTTCCGCCTTGCCCTTGGAGTCCGTAAAGACCTCATAGACGATGGTGATGTTGGCGGTGACGAAGTGCGTTTGTTTTTCTTTTTTGGTTTTCATAACGAGATACATTATGCACAACCAAGGGGTGTTGTCAAAACTATTTTAAATTATTTTACGACCGAGACCTGTCGTTTAGTTTCGTAGGTTAGTGGGTGGTGCGTTTCGCAAAGGTTACAACCTGCTCGTCAGTCCACCATTGGGTCTCGATGGGATAACCCATCCTAACAAGCAGATTGCGGAGGCGATTGCATCTTGCGGCGTTGGGACGCTCAAGCGTCCACTCGCACACTTGGTAGAGGTCGCTCACCACTCCTCCCGCTTCCACTCCTTACGCTTGTCCTTGCCACGCTTATCCGTGAAGGCACGGGAGGCGGGCGGGAGCGTCTTGCGGACGGCTTTGAGAACTTCCATCTGGGTAATAGTCTTGTTTTTCATAACACGGACTATCTTGCGTATCCGTTTACGCTTTGCAAGTTTATTTTTAACTTTCTTTTTGGATTGTTTCATTGTAATAACCTATCAACGGGTAAAGCCCCGCAAGGGGCTGACTCCCGATTAGCAGTCGGGGTCGAAGTCGTGCCACTCCTGCATCTCATCTGGCTGTCCATCATACTCGGTATCTTCCTCCGAGTCCTCCTGCTCCTTGAAGTCCGAGACGCAAGCCGAGCAAAGGCAAGCGGACTCGCCTTTGGAGGCGGAGGCGGTGTCCCAAGGGACAGCCGTGAAGGGGTGATAAGAGCCGAAGTCAATCGGCTCGGCACAATGGTCACACAAGGAGGGTTCGTTTTTCATAACAGGGATAAGTATGGCGGGTGCTGGGTGGATTGCAAGTTTATTTTACTGCCACTTCACTACGCAGTCGGGGCAACAGGCAAAGGTGTCATTCAACTTGTGAAGGGACTGCCGTCCGTCCCGCACCACAAGGGCAAGGGCTTCACAATCAAAGCGGTCTCCCGCAAGGTGCGTCCCGCAACACTCGCAGGGGGACTTGGAGAAGTGGGGGTCGAGGGTGTCGCCCCACGCATCCATCCCCTTGTCAAAGGCACGGAGGGCGTGGAGGGAGACGAGTTCTTCTGCGATTTGGTTTTTCATACTTCACTACTCTAACAGTCCCGCACCCGATTACAAGTTTATTTTAAACTTTATTTGACTGGGTTCAGTCGTATATGCGACCTAGCAACAGCGTGGCCGTGCAAACAAGAAAGCCCCCGTGAGGGGGCTGACCCGCCTTGACCTCCCCTTACTGTTGGAGGAAGTAAACGGGATGACCGCCAGCCTCGGCGACCAGATGCCACTCGGAGTCAATCTCGGGGTCGGGCTTGGCAAGGGTCGCACGGAACACAGTTGAGTATTCCGTGGACATACCCACAAGGCGTTCAGAGACCGCCACGGGGACTTCCGTCTCGGGGTTGAGGGTGAGGGTCGCCACGACCGCTTCAAGGGCTTCTGCGGGGATGCCGAAGGCAATCTTTTCGCTATCGTGGATGGAGGAGGTGAGGGTGATGTAGTTCATACAGGACTAACTATGACCCTCTTTCGGAAAAGCACAAGGTGAAAATGCTTTTTTTAAAAAATAAATCTTCACTTTTTTACTTTACAGACCCGTGGCTTTCTGCTACACTATACCAAATTGGTCGAGCCAGCCCCACATTGTGGGCGTAGTCTTGCAACCTAGCAAGCGTAGCAAAGGAAAGCCCCACCCCGAGAGGTGAGGCCGTTGCCTTACTCCTGCCGAAGGGGCAGGTCAAGGTCGCCACGGCGAGCCGCCTGTGCCATGTCAAGGCAGAGGGCGAGGCCGAAGCCGAAGGAGAAGGAGAAGCCTCCAAGGAGGAGGAGAGCGGGGAGGTCGGAGATGTTCATAACATCTACCATAATGACCATCGGTGTCTGAAAGTCGAGAAGTATTTTCAACTTTCTTGCCGTGCATAGAACCTATCAACGGCGTAGCCGTGCCACCCCTTTGGGCGGCGTGGCTATCTCACCACTTGGCGACCACCATCTCCCTGTCCTTCATCCCGAGGTTAATGGTGATGTAGTCGCCCCATACCGAGCCGTCACGGCACATCGTGAGCAGGTAGTTATTGACGGGGATACGCCTCCACTCTGCGGTCGTCTCATTCTTGGCAATCCGATACTGACGGAAGGCAACAGTAGAGGATTGGGTCTCATGCCATCCGAGGAGGGTGAGGATATTTTCGGGGGTCTGGGTAGTCATATCAGTCATTAAGATAGCCAAGGGTCTGGGGTTTGCAAGTTTTATTTTAAAGTATTTGCGAGGGGTGGCTTATGCCACCTCCTCGGGACGGATGAGGATGCCATAGACCTCGTGCCATCCCTTATAGTCGAGATTGCCCTTCATCTCCTTTGGGATGTTTTTGAGCCAATAGCCCGAGCCCTCGGGGAGGTTGGTAGCGAGGACGCACTTCATACCCTTGTGGATAGTGAAGGATTTATTTGCCCAGCCCCAACAGCGGGTGTGAGTTTTTTTAATGGTAGCGGTGTTTTTCATAACATAGATACTCTACCCCACCCCGTGCCAAATTACAAGATTTATTTCCAACTATTTTATGACCGCCAACGCTCATAACGACATACCTATGCTACGATGCTAGGCATCGGATACGACCGATTTAAAGCATAAGAGCCCGAGGGCGGTCAAGCCCCCGAGCCCGTTGCCCGACCCGCCTCCCTTACGGGAGGTCAATCCCCGCCACGCTGATGAGGTTCTCCGCCTTGATGGTGAACACCAGCAGGGGCTCGGTCTTGGCATCCGAGCGGGCGGACGGGATGAGGTAAGACTCAAACTGTTCCTTGGAGACCTCCACGCCGTCCGCCTTGAACACGACCTCCGCCCGCTGACCCTCGGCGGTGGTGATGCGAAGGAGTTCCCCGCCCTTGGCGGTGCGGATGACGAAGGGGAACACCAGCCAAGACTGACCCTCGTTAAGGGGCTGAACCTCGCCACGCTCCTTATTGGCGATACCCTCCTTGACGGCGGAGAGGTTGGCGAAGTCAACGCCCGTGCGGTAGATGCCCGTGCTGACCTTCTCCAAGACCACGCCCTTGAACTTGGCGGAGGGCTTGGGGTTGGAGCGATACGACAGGCGGATGAACTGACCCTTGCGGGCGTTGCACACGCTGACGAAGGTGCTGGCGTTGGTGGTGAGGTCAGCAGGGGAGGTGCTGACGAGGTTGAGCCCCGATGGAGTGTTTTCCATAACGATACCATAGAGGTTTTTTTCGATTTCGACAAGAACTTTCTCATTTATTTAGACGATTTATTTTTATCTTTTTTCTTGTGTCGTATCCGTTTTTCTGCTACAATAGAGATTTGTTCTTTTTTGATACGCTACATAGGCAGGTTGGCCGTGAACATTTGTTCACTAGTGAACGGCTGAACAGGTGAACGCAAAAAGCCCCGACCCGTAAGGGTCGAGGCGGTCTTGCCTCGGCGGGCGATTAGTTCGCCTTGGCGACCTCTGCCTTGCGTTGAGCGTCCTGCTCATCCATCTGGACACCGAAGGTCGCTTCGAAGGTCTGGTGGAGGGTTTCCCAGCGGGTGCGGTTGGTGATGCCCTGCACCCCGATTGCGGTGAGGAGGCGGGTCGCACAACGGCGAACGAGGACGGGGTTGGTGAGGTGCATCTTGCCCTTGCTTTCTGCCGCCGTGCGGAGAGCCATACGGCAGGTGAAGACTTCCATGCTGTTGAACGATTGGGTGGACATATTGTTGTTTGTTTGGGTTGGGTTGGTGTTTGGTGTCTTTCGACTCCATCACTCTACAACATCCACCGACCGACACAAGAACTTTCTCATTTTATTTAAAAATAAATCTTCATCTATTTGCTTGACGGCGGTGCTGTTTTTGTGCTACAATAATCCAAACGGACTCCGACCAGACCAAAAACGACCGAGTGAGCGACCTAGCGAGCGGGATGACCCGAGGTCAGAGACTGACCCCGAGCCCCGAGGGCTTAGTAAGCCCCAGAGAACTGAAGGAGGAAGTGTCCTTCGCCGAGTTCGACCACCGAGTAGTGGGCGGTCGAGCCCGTGGAGATGAAGGTGGCGAGGAAGGTCGCCAACGACTTCTCGTTGTTGAAGTGGATGGAGGGGAGCGGGGTGGTCATATTGGTATTCATAACATCTACCATACTGTGAACCTCGGAAACTTTTTCAAGAAAAATCTCAAACTATTTTATGCTCAACACCTGTCATTAAGTTCCGTAGGCACGGCGTGTAAAAAGCCCCCGTGAGGGGGCGACCCATCAAGGGCGTTAGCCCCCTCGGGCTTCGTCCTCAAGGGCGAACACCACGGCCTCGGCGTGGTCTCGGTTGTCCAAGGCGATGAGCCAATGGGCTCGGGCGAGGTGGTAGCCTTCGCTACCCTCGACAGCCTCGTTGAGGGCTCGGCTGGTCGCAGAGACCTTGCCGTAAGCCGCACGGACGGCGAGGTTGGCCTCGGCGAGGGTGAGTCGGGCAGGGGAGTTGCCCGAGGAGTTAGCCCCGTTGGAAGTAATTTCCATACCGATAGACTGACAGATGCCACGGGAAGCACAAGCATTTTTTTAAATTATTTAAAACTTTTTATGAGCGATACCTGTCGTTTAGTTCCGTAGGTCTACGGGCTGAGAAAGCCCCCATCGGGGGCTGTCCCGCCGAGGCTTACGCCTCGACCACTTGGGCTTCCTTGGCTTCGACCATGATGCGGAATTGTTCGACCGCCGAGACTGCGGTCTGGAAGGACTTTTCAGAGACCTTGCCGTTGATGTAAGCAAGGAGCAGTTTTTGCTTGGTGTAAGCAGACCACTTGCGGATGGGGAGTCCAGAGGCGGTGTGGCTGTTGGACAGTTCGATGATGAGGAGCGGGTTCATAATGTTGTTGGGAGTGCGTTGGTGCATCTATGAACATGGAGATTTTAATTTTTAAAGCAACAACTTTTTTAACTATTTTTATGAGTGGAGTCGGTCGTATGCTCCGCCTAGCAAACGGGAGGTCGGGGCTTTCGCCCCTTGCCCCCTCCGTGGTCAGAGGCGTTTGACCTCCCACTTCTCCCAGACGATGCGGGTGTCCGTGCCATCGGCGGTCGGGGTCTCGTCCGTGCCAACCCAGAGGACAGTCTGGAGGAGGCGGGCGGGGCGGATACCCTTGCCGTGGCCTTCGCCACAGTAGAGGGTATGGGTCGCCCCACGGGCTTCAGACCAACCATCGGCGGTGGAGAAGACCTCGTGGACAAGGCCACAGGTCTTTTCACGGACTCGGGTATAGTCGGCGGTGGAGATGAGTTTGTCCCAGATGGGAGTGGTGGTGGTGGTTGCCATAGAAGTAAGATGACAGATGCACGGAGAAGCACAAGCCCAAAGTGAAATTATTTTAAAATAGTTAGTTCATTCTAAAATGAACATTCAAAAATAAATGAACCAATTTTTGCATATTGTTCTTTACATCATACGCAAGGGGGTGTATAATCTATATATAGAGACCTAGCAAAAGGCATAACGAAAGCCACCTTATCGGTGGTCAGTCGGAAGCCCCCGCAAGGGGGCGACATAAGGGATTAGACTCCCTTGTTGTTCGCTTGTGCCGCCTCATTCCTCGCCTTGTTGGCGGTAAGGAAGGCGGTGAGGGCGATACCTCGGGCGACCTCGGCGGTGTAGATGTCGCCGTCCGAGGAGGTGAGGTCGTCCTTGATGCGGGCGAGGTCGGCCTCGGCGAACAGCAGGGCTTTGGATGCCTTGATGTATTCGGCCTTGATGGCCTCGGGCAGGTAGTTGAACTTGGCGGTGGTGATGTTGTTCATATGTATTGCGGGAAGGAGGATACACTAGACGAGACCCGTGGCTAACACAAGTTTATTTTTCACTTTGGCAAAGATTTTTATGACCACGATGCTAGGCTACTGAATTGTAAAAATTGTAAAAGACTTTTTTACAAACGACAAAGCCCCCTTGCGGGGGCGACTGTCGGGCTGGGCGGTTTAGAAGTCGCCCATCAGTTCGTCATCCTCGCACCATTCCAGAACCTTGGCGACTGCCTTCTTCTCGGTCGCCACAGTATCGACCAGATAGCCATCAATCGTGTCGTAGATGTAGAACGGCAGGGCGTTCGGGTTGGCGTGGATGGGGTCGTTGGCGGGGAGGTCGGCGGTCTTGCCGATGCTGTATTTGCCGTAGTCGGGGATGTGGTTCATATGCGGGGGGTGTTGGGTTGTGTTGGGTTGTGTCTTGGTGACATAGATGACAATACAGGTTTATCTTTCTGGCACAAGAACATTTTTCATTTTTCGAACGATTTATTTTTACAATCTTTTTACAATTAGCGACCTAGCAATCGGGTCACGAAAAAGGGCAGGTTTCCCTGCCCCTCTCGCCTTATGCGTTGGGGGTTAGTCCAAGGTCATAGTGTAGTCCCAGATGCCACCAGCGGGCAGGGTGAGGGTGTTGGTGTCCTCCTTGTTGAAGCGGTCGGCGGTGTCCTTGGACACCCATCCGTCCTTGTTCGACCAGCAGAGGGTGTTCCCCTGTTCGTCAGTTTCGTTCGGGTTGGTGATGATGTAGTGGAGCGTCATAAGCAACTATGAACATAAGACTCCTTGCGTCCGACACAAGCACATTCTCATCTTTTTTGTTTTTTTATTTTGAAAATAGTTATTGACGCAAAGCAGTTTTTATGCTACCATATAGACACACACCCCGTATGCTAGGTCTATGCTACGCACCCAAAAGAAAACCCCCTCTCGGGGGCTCGGTTGCCTGTGGCTATCTTTATGCCACCACCTTAAAGGTGGGCTCAAAACCGTTGTCCTTGTCCTTTGCCTTGAAGAAGGATTGAAGAGCCTTGTTGGTCTTGCCAGAGGCGATGCGAAGAGCCTTGGAGGACAACGGGAGAGCCATCTGGTAGTTTCGGCGGGCTTCCATTTCAACCAGCAGGAGGTCGAGAGCCTTTATGCGAGCGGTTTCCGTCTTGGGGTTGGAACGCATCACCAGCATCTGGTTGTGTTCGACTACGGACAGGTTGCGGAGGGAGGAGTAGTTATTCATTGCATAAACTAGAATGGTCATCCATCGGACGATTGCAAGTTTATTTTAAACTATTTTACGACTGATACCATCCATTAAGTTCCGTAGGCACTATGTGCGGACAAGCCCCTTTCGGGGCGTTCCGTCCGTTAGCACATCCGAGTCGTGCGACAATACGAGCCGTCATCGTCCTCCTCCTCGTCCTCGCAGGACTCCTCGCCAGAGTCCTCGTCCTCCTCGGTGTCCTCGTCTCGCCCACAGCGAGACCAAGCCCGCTCGGACTCGTCAATGCAGTCTTGGATGTAGTCGTCTTGGGTGTATTCTTCTGGGTCGGTGTTGGTCATAACTCCATCACAATAGCACAGGGGTCGGAAAATGCAACAACTATTTTAAATATTTTCGGCGACCATGCGACCTAGCAAACGGGTCACAAGAAAGCCCCCACCGAGGGGGCTGTTGTTCACTCCTTGGTCTGGGACTTCCGAGTGCCGTCCTTGTAGTGGACGATGTGAACCGAGCCAGACCTGTCCCACTTGTCGAACTCAAAGGGGTCGCCTTCGAAGGGCTTGCCACCCCAATTGGTCGAGGAGGAGAAGCGAGCCCCACAGCACTCACAGTCGCCGATGCCGTGGAAGTAGATGCCCTTGCCCTCGGCAATCTTGTCGGCCTCCTTGGGGCTCTTGGCCTCGATAAAGGTCTTGTGGCCGATGTCCTCCGTCAGCCAGAAGTGGCCTCCCGAGTTGTTTTGGTGGAATTCGAACAGTTTGGTTTTGGCTTTGGTTTTCATTGGTGTTGCTGGGTGCATAGAGAAGAATGACACGGGTCGCCGAAAATGCAATAACTATTTTATCTTTTTTATGAGCGGTATCTGTCGTTATGTTTGCTAGGCCCGTGCTACGGACAAGCCCCCTCTCGGGGGCGTGTTGCCGAGAGACCTCACTCCTTGGTGACAGTCTCGGCGTTGCTTGCCTTGCTCCACTCGATTGCCGTGAGGCGGGACAGTTCAAGGGCGAGGTCGGAGATGTCGTGAAGGTAAGACCGCTCGGCGTTGCGGAGACCCTCCTTCTTCGATGCCTTCGCCTGTGAGACGGAGTAAGAGATGTGGGTGAGGATGGATTCGATTTTTTCGGTGCGGTTCATATGTTTTGGTTGGTGCATCTATGACTATGCCACGGGGCAGGAATAAGTCGAGAACTATTTTAATTATTTTATGATTGGCATCTGCCATTAAGTTCCGTAGGTCTTGGGTAGCAAGAAGCCCCCGACCTCGGGGGCGTGTGCCTTACTCCTGCTCCTTCTTCCAAGAGTGGCGGTCGGCCTTGGCCTTGGCCTTCTTGGGGAGGAAGGCGACCGAGGGGCGACCCCCGACCTTGCGGACGGAGAGGAGGACTTGAGCGAAGGTAACTTTGTTTTTCATAACATAGATGACTATGACACGGGTCGGAAAAAAGTCGAGAACTATTTTTAATTATTTTAAAATGGAGGAGACGGAGGGAGTCGAACCCTCTACCTTGGGATTTCACCCGAAGGGCTGTTAAGCCCCCCGCCCTTGCGGGCTTTCCAGCAGGACACCCGTCCCGTCTCCGTGGTTTTTATAAGAACAATAAAAAGACTATGACAGGGATTGCGAAAATTGCGAGAACTATTTTTAAAATCTTTTGCGAACCAGCCACCTAGCAACCAGCGGAGCGGAGCGGGCGGTGCGTTTGCTAGGTCTGTGCAATCTACGCAGATTTGCGGAGGTTAAGGCCGTCCAATCTCCGCACGATTTAAAGCCCCGTAGAGGGCTTGCGTAGCCAAGCCCGACCATTGACCCGTCTCCGTAGCCAAAGCCCGCCAGATGCCAAGCCAGAGGGCAAGCAGACCCCCGTGGCTTTCTCGATAGCCATCGTCTCGGAGGGCTGAAATAACGGAGGCACAAAAAAGCCCCCTTGTCGGGGGCTGGTTGCCTTGTGGCGGGGGGATTAGATTTCGCCCTTGCGGAGGGCATCCCAATGGTCGCACTCGGACTGCCACTCGGCGACCTCGGAGGGCTCGAAACCCTTGACCGAGGCGAGAGCCCGCTCGACACAGGAAACCATCTTGTCAGACCAGAACATCTTGCGGTTATAGCCCCAATGCGTGGAGTGGCGGTCGCAATAGTCGTTCCAATTGGCGGTCTTGGCGACCTTATCGGCGAAAGCCGAGAGAACCTTCCAGCCCGACTCGGCGGCGAGACGGCGGAGGTCGGAGGGGGAGGCGAGGATGGCCTCGACCTTGGCCTTGTGGGACTTGGCGGAGGCGGGGCGGGGGAACAACTCACGCCCGAGAGCCCAGAGGGCGGGGGCGGGGGCGTTGGAGGTGTCGGAGGCGAGGTCGGTGGCGGGGATGTGTTTCATACTCCACCACCATACCCGACCCACGAAAAAAAACAAGAACTATTTTAAAAATCTTACTACTGAACATCCGTTCACTACCCAGACCTAGCATACAGCATAGGTATGGGAAACGCCGTTGCTTTGGGTCGCAAGGCAAAGCCCGAGCCCGAGCAACCGCCCGAGCCCGAGCCCGTCCGAGGCGGTCAGAGGTCGCCGAAGATGCGGAGGCAGAGCCAGCCAACAAGGCAGATGCCAGCGGCGGCAAGCCCGAGGTAGAACATCCCGACTATGTAATCCATTTGGTGAGGGTCGAACATTTTTTTGGAGGGTGAGGGGTTGCCCCCCTTGCGGGGGGCGTGAGGGTTAGCCAGCGAAGGCGGTTTCAAGGTCGTCAAACATCATACAGGCGGTCGCATCGTTTGCTTCCAGCCAATCCCTGTCAATGTTCTCATAAGAACTGACGGGCGAGGCGGAGAGGGCGATGTAGAGGTTGGAGAACTGCCCATCGTAGTTTTCCGTGGCGAAGGCGTGGATGGCTAACTCAATGCTGTCAGCGGTCTCACGATGGTCATGCAGAGGGGTTGCCTTAAGGAAGGCGACCATTTCTTCACGGGTGGGGTCGGTATTGCGGGGGAACATAGTGGCGTTGGATTTGGGTTGGATTGGGTTGCTGATTGCAAAGATACAATAGCACACCCAGCCCGAAAATACCAGAACTATTTTTAAAATCTTTGCGGGAGGCAGACCTAGCAAACCGAGCAACAAAAAGCCCCCGACCTCGGGGGCGTTCCGACCTTCGCCCTTATCGGGCGAGGAGGGCGGTGAGGCGTTCGATTTCCTTGTCCTTGGCTTCGACCTCCGAGAGGAGGGTCTTAACAGTCGCCTCCAACTGCTCGCCTTGGGCTCGATACCAGCCCGTGCTGTAAGCATCGGCGAGGTAGTGGGTCGAGCCATCGGGCTGGCGGTAAGACGACAGGTCGGGGTGGCGGAGGGAGGTAGTGAGGAGGATGAGGTTCATAACATCTATGACTATGACCATCGTTTAGAAAATTGCGAGAACTATTTTAACTTTTTTTATGAGCGATACCTGTCTTTATGTTTCGTAGGCGGCAGGGCGGTGAACGCCCGTTCACTACGGGCTTCCCGCTCGGCGAGGAGGTCAGTCCTCGGGGTAGTCCTCGCCCTCGGGCATCATAGACCATTCCCAATCCTGCATCGCTTCCTCCTTGTCCTCCTTGCTCATCGCCGCCCAGCGGGCTTTGGAGGCTTCCCGCTCGGCGACAAGGGCGGTCACTCGGGCGACCTCCTCGGCGTGGAGGCGGGCGTTTTCTCGGGCGACCTTTGCCACGGGGCAGTTGGGGTCGAGCAGGTCGCCGAGGGAGATGAAGAGGGAGGAGGAGGACATAAGGGTTGTTTCGATAAGATGACTATGGGGTATGTTTCCAAAAAGGTCGAGAACTATTTTAATTATTTTTGCTACCCGTGCGGCCTAGCAAACGGGGTGGTCGAGGTCGAGAACCTCGGGCAACAAAAAAGCCCGCCCCGTGGGGCGAGCCTTGCCTTGACCCGTGGGGGCTTACTTGACCGCCTGTCGGAGTTCGGCGACCATCATCAGCCAGAAGCCTTTGAGGACGGCCTCCTCGGCGTTCGCCTTGGGGGCGAGGAGGTGGTTGCGGAGGCGGATGGCGGTCGCTTCCTTGGGGTGCTTCTCGGCGAGGGCGTTGAACTGCGAGACGATGGCGGTGGTGGCGGGGGTCATGGTTTTGTTTGGTTTGGTTTTGGTTTTGTGTCGCTCACGGCGACAAGAGGACAATAGCACGGGTGTCGGAAAAAAGAAAGAAAAATCTTTCGTCAAAGTGAAATAATTCCGCCTAGGAAACGGGTCGCAAAAAAGGGCAGGGCGTTAGCCCCGCCCGACCTTGCTTACTCCTTGCTCAAATCGGTCGTGTAAAGGGCGATTTCTGCGTCCTGTCGCTTGACAGAGAGAGCGGTCGCTTGGTCGTCAAGGGTCTTGCGAGTCGCTTCCAGAGAGGCGACCATCGCCAGCCCTTCGGGCGAGAGAGCGTTAGCCAAGAGGCGGAGAGCCTTGTCGATGCCAGCAATCTGGCCGTTGAGGAAGCGACACTTGTTTTCGCAGTCCGTGATGATTTCTTTCGGGGTCATAGAAGGTTCGGTATTCATTACTCCATCACTATGGACGAAGGTTCGAAAAATCACAAGCACTTTTTTTAAAAAAGTTTATGACCGATACCCGTCATTTAGTTTCGTAGGCACTCTAATTGTAAAAATTGTAAAAATGATTTTTACAAATGACAAAGCCCCCGACAGGGGGCTGTTACCATTGGCCGTCCTCCCTTACGGGAGATACTTGCCGAAGGCTTCCTCAAACTTGGCGAGCAGTTCGGTCGCCTTGACACGCTTGGGGAGTTTGACCCCTGCGTGAACCTCCAAGAGGAGGAGGGCGTTGGGGCGAGCGGCCTTGCTCATCGACATCCGCCCGTCCGTGCGGGCTTCCAAGCGGAGGTAAGTCCGAGTGGCGGAGTAGAGGAACAGTTCGGGGGCGGTGCAGTTCTGGGGGGCGGGGTGCATATGTTTTGGTGTTGGGTGTCGGGTGACAAGAACTACAATGGCGAACTATCCGAGAAGCACAAGACAATTGTGATTTATTTTTGAAATAAAAAATGAAATTAAGTATTGACGGAGACCCGTTTTTTATGCTACAATGTAGCAAAGGACTCACGCTGAAAACTTTTATGAGCGTCTGCGAGCGTTTACGCCGCCTAGCAAACGGCGAAGCCGCCGAGCGGTCTCGGCGACCCCCGACCCTCACGCCGTCCGCTGGCGGGGGACGACACGGATGCCGTTCGGATTGACCGACCCCGTGACGGCGGGGATGAGGGCGAGGAGGGCAAGGAAGGTGTCGGGGTGGATGTGCGGACGGGCGACACGGAGGGCATCAAAGGCCGATTGCTCCGCACCCGTTCGGCGGGCTCGGTTGGCCTCGGTGGGCTCGCTGTCATATCGCATACGGGCGAGGGCGAGGTCGAGCATACGGGAGTTGAAGGGGATGATGTGGTCGAAGGCGGTGGTAGTCATAACATCCACTATCCTGCACAATGGTCGCCCCGTGTCGAGATATATTTTCACCCAACACGCAATTATCTTTGCTAGGTCTGTGCTACAAAAAAGCCCCGTGAGGGGCTGTTCCATCCGAGGCGGGGGGGCGTTAGCCCGCCAGCCCGCTCCGAAGGTTGTCAAGTTCGGACGACAGCCGAGCGACCTCCATCTCCCAGAGGGCGACGGCGTTGCGGGCTTCCTCGGTCTTTTCGACCTCGGCTCGCCCCGCCAAGAACTTGGCGATGCCTTGGGCATCCTTGAGGGACATTTCGGTGACGACTTCCTGCGTGGTGGTGTTTTTCATAACTCCAATACATTAGAACAGGCCGAAGAAAAATACAAGAACTATTTTCTATTTTCTTTGCGATACCAAGACCTAGCAAACGGCGAAGCCGAAGCCCCGAGGTCGGCTGACCCCGAGGCAAGGGCTTGTCGCTTACGCAACCCGTGCGAGGAGTTTTGCGAGGACAGACTCAGCCCCGAGGAGTTCGACCTTGGCTCGGGCTTCATCTCGCTTGCTTTGTTTGATGCGTTCCTTGAGTTGCTTGACCCGAACCTTTGCCATCTTGACCTCAAGGGCGAGGGCTCGGGGGGCGTTGGTGAGGAGGAGTTTGCTGGGCTTGTTCATTGGTGTTGCGGTTGGTGCATCTATGACAATGGCGAGGTCGGACGAAATGTCGAGAAGTATTTTTGTTTTTTCTAAAATATCTTAGCCTAGAAAACCGACAGGAAAAAGCCCCGAGGTCGTGAGACCCCGAGGCGGTGGCTTACCAAGCCCCGACCTCACCCTCGGGCAGGAGGTCGAGTTTCTTGGCCTTGACCAGCCAGCCCGAGACGGCGACCACCTTGCGGTCTTTTACGACCACCTGCGAGAGGGGAAGCCACTTCCCGCAGATGCCGAAGTTTCGGCGAAGGCACATCATGCCCTCGACTTGAGCGGTGACGACCTCGACAGCGAGTCCGCTGGCGGACTTGCGGATGATGGTGAGCGGTGCGATGGAGATGAGGTTTTTCATTACTCATACACTATACCACACCCCTCCAAAAAAAGATAGAACTATTTTCAGAAATCTTTCGTAGCCCACACCTAGCAAACGGCAAAGCCGAAGCCCCCTTTCGGGGGCGTTGCCTCGGGTGGCGTTAGATAGCCACCTCTCCGAGGTCGAGCAGTTTCTGGTGAGCCTCGGCGGCTCGCCCGAGCCAATACTTTGCCTCGGAGGCGTTGCCCGCTTTGGCATAGCGGTCGAAGGTCGCCATATGGCGGGCGTGGGCGAGGCGGAGGTGACGGACGGTTTCTTGGTGGGTCATTGGTGTAGTGGGAACTATTACAGAGTGACAGAATGTTTTTGGATTACAAGATTTATTTTCAATTATTTTCGGACGGGGTGACGAAGGTCGGGCGGGCTTACTTGCCCGCCTTGCGGTCAGCCCACATCTTGCGGGTGCGGGCTTTGTCGGCCTTCAACATCTCTTTGACGGAGCGGATGACCGAGGCGGTTTCATTGAACTTGACGAGGGCGGTGTAGTGTTTGGCGAGCATTGGTGTAGTGGGAACAAAGACACAGTAGCACAACCCGCCCGAAGCACAAGAACATTTTTAAATTATTTTCGTCACCATGCTACCTAGCAACGGGGTCGCCGAAAAAGCCCATCCTCTCGGATGAGCCCCCTCGGGGGGCGGTCAGCCCATCCGTGCCTTGAGGTCGTCCACCCTGCGGGTGAGGCGGTCACGCTCACGGCGAGCCTTGGCAAGGCGGGTGCGAGCGGCCTTGGCGTGGCGACCGACTACCATCTTGCCACCCTCCATCCACCAATCGGCTTGCTCCAACTTCGTGGCGGTGTGCATGGCGTTCTCCACGGCGTTCTGAGCCTTGGCGAGGTCAGCGAGGAGGGAGTCGAGGGCGAGGGAGGTCATGGGTGTTGCGGTTGGTGCATCTCCGAGACTGACACCCGTCCCGAAAATTACAACAACTATTTTAAAAAACTTTCGGCGTGTGTGCGGCCTAGCGACCAGCCGTCCGCTCGGGTCGCTCCGTTTGCTAGGCGGGAGCAAAACGAAACCCGAACCTCTCGGCTCGGGCTCGGAGTTTTACTCCTCCTCCGAGTAGAAGGTGGAGACCACCTCGGCGTTGGCCTCCTCCATCCAGCAGAGGTCGTCCACCGCCGTCCAGAAGGCATCGTTATAGCGGAGACCCAGCAGGGGGTCGTAGCGGTCGTAGCGGATGCCCGCCACGCCACGGGCGACAATCGCCCGCTCCTGCCCGATGGGGGCGTTGCGGACGAGGCGGTTGAGTTCGTCCACAAGGTAGCCGACATGGCCTCCGTTCGCACCGAAGGCATCGGCGAGGAGGTTGCGGGCGGAAAGGGTGGCGAGGTCGGTGGTGGTCATATTTTTATTTTTGTTAGTTGTTAGTGGGAACACCGACACACAATCAGAGACCGCCGAAACACACAAGGACATTTTTGTTTTATTTTCAAAATAGTTTTAAGCCCCGCTGGGCGGGGCGTTTACGCCGTCCGAGGGTGAGGCAGGGACAGGTCGCCAGAGGTCGCCAGAGGGTCGCCAGAGCCCTTGCGTGGCTTGCCAGAGGTTAGCCACGGGTCGCCAGAGGGCGGGCTTCCAGAGCCGTCCGAGCGGGAGGAGCGTAGTGAACAGGCGTTCACCGTCCTGCAATCCTATGCAGGGGGTCGGCTGGGAGTGGTCTGGAAAAACAGGGGGTCGGTTTTTCGGGGTCACGGGTCGGGCTCGGGCTACGCCCTCGCCTCGGGTCGGGTCGGCGGGGGTGGGCGTGAACGGGCGTTCACCACGCACAGTCCTATGCACGGGGCTCGCTCCGCTTGCTAGGTGCGGAGAGCCGAAGGCCGAGGTCGGTCGCCTCGGCTCGCTCGGTCGCCCGCTCGGGCTCACTCGCCCTTGAACTTGACCTTGCTCGGGTCGGTGCGGAGGGCGGAGCGGGTCATGTCGCCGTCCGAGCGGAGGGCTCGGGTGACGACCGCACCCTTGCGGAGTCCGAGGTTGCGGGCGAGGGCGAGGGCGAGCGGGAGGCGGGTCGCAGGGGAGAGGGTGACGGCAACGCCTCGGAGGGTGAGGGTGTCGCCGTCCGAGAGGTCGGCGAGGAAAGTCCAAGCGGGGATGATTTGGGAGGCGGTCATTTTGGAAAGGTCGGTTTGGAGGGTGGGAGGGTCGCCCCCTTGCGGGGGCGGTCGGTTTAGCGGGCGAGGTTGCGGATTTCGAGGGTGAGGAACTTGACCCAAGCCTTGACGACCTCCTCGGAGGCGTTGGCACGGGGGGCGAGGTGGGAGTTTTCCACTCGGACGGCGAGGGCGACCTTGGGGTGCTTTGCCTCAAGGTTGGCGAGGTTGGCGAGGGAGGCGAGGAGGGCGGGGGACATATGCGTTGGGTTGGGTTGGGTTTGGGTTGGGAAAGTGTTAGCGGTTCTCGGCACGGATTTCGGAGAGGAGACCCGTAAGGGCGGGAGTGGTGCGGAGTTTGCGGTGAAGCCAAACGAGGGCGAGGGCGTAAGCGAGGGCGAGGGCGAGGAGCGTTGCGGTCATATGAGGAAGGTAGACTTTCCCCGCTCCGAGACGAGATAAATCTGAGTTTAGATGCAGATTTATTTTCGTCAAAGAATTGTAAAAACTCGGACTTGGCACGGGTCTGCATTTGCTCGGAAGTGTGCCAAGTGGCGGAGTTTTACGATTTTTTTACAAATCATTTAACGAGGGCTTTATGACGGATATGATTTTTATGAGCGTTCAATCATATAAATTTTTGGACTGCCGAGCATTAAACACGCACCTCCAGAATGGCCTCTAGAATGCCCGCCACGACCTCGCAAGCCCTTGGGCTTGCTTAACCACAGGCTCAGAGAAGCCCCCCGCAGAACCGATTTCCAGAGGGCTCGAAAAACGCCACAAAATGCCCCGATTTGACGACCCGAGCGGAGCGTGGCCGCACGGCCTAGGAAATGACCCCTTCGGACAATCAATAGTCGGGGTGATTGTTCTGCTTGACAATCGACAGAAACCATGCATATTCACCAATGCACAAACCAATATGAGCGAACACGAAAACGATAACGAGTCACTACACGACCTTGCCTTCTCCAACATCTGCACAGTCAAGAACGGCAAGTTTGCTGGCAAGACTGTCCTTGTGGTCAAGGCGGGTGTCCAAACCAAGTTTGGCGTGAAAGCCATCACAGTCGAATACAATGGCGAGCATCAGACAGGCGAAAAGATTTGGGTGTCTCCCGAGCAACTGACTTACAACGGAGCGGACGACACTAGCACCGCCGAAGCAATCAAGGAGGCTGACTACCAAGAGTGGAAGGCTCGTAAGGGTGCGGGCGTTCCGCCCGCATCTGGTTTCGGTAAGCCAAAGACATGGCAGAACAGAAAGGAGTCATCCGAGCAGGATGACCGTCCCTTTTGAGGCCGAGGCGACCCCTCCCGTGCAGTATCACGAACTTGACCCAATCGAGCAGGAGAAGAACCCGCTCGGCTGGAACATCATAGAGTCAGAGACAGACGAGGCTACAATCGTCAAGGGGCAGGAGAAGTCCACGGGGGACTTATACCAAGCCAAGATTTCCGCCGTCTATAACGAGACCATCGTGCAAGTGCTGATGGCTATCGAAAACAACACAAGCGGAGCGATTGATTTCTTTGACGCAACTTACAAGTGGGCGAACAAGACAGACATTGACGACTCATTGTTTTATCGTGAGCGTTCGGACACAATCGCTTTCTGGTGCATCGAGAGACGCATCCCGAAGGAGTTTGTCCGCTGTGCTTGGAGACGCTCCAGAGAACGCTTTAATACGGCTCTGTGCAACGCATCCATCTATGCCCTTGAGGTTCGTGCCGAGAACGAGAAGAAGAAGCAGGACGACAAGCGAGACCTGTTTTCATCTTGACAATGGGGCGTTGGTCTGCATAGTAGACTGACACCACAAAAATGCCACCACTCTCCCCTTACGAGCGGGCAAGCAGATATGCTTCCGCTATGCCCCCCGCTGTCGCTGGTTCGGGCGGTCATTCACAGACCTTCGCCCTCGCCGTGGCGTTAGCCCACGGCTTCAATCTCGCAGAGGTTGAGACCACGGCGTTGATGACGGCATATAATCTTAAGTGTAGCCCTCCGTGGAACGAGAGGGAGTTGAAGCATAAGATTAAGGACGCATACAACACTCCTCATTCAAAGCCCCGTGGCTGGATGCTTGACGACAATGCCAACCTTGAGCCTCGCAAGATGCTCCCGTCTAGCCAGACAGTCACGCAATCGGGCAAGTTTAAGGTCAACCTCGCTAACGCTCGCTCCGTGCCAGAGACGGAGGCGTTTACGACCAAAGACCTCCTGCTGAACTGTTTCAAGCCAGAGGAAGTCATCTGTATCACGAACGAAGCAGGGCAGGATGAGGACGGGCGGTGGTTTCCTGCGAGCAAAGGGACATTCCAGACAGTCCAATGGTGGATTGACCGCTACTTTGGAACTAATCCTACAGACAACGAATTATATCGAAACAAGCCTCAAGGTGCTTATGTTCGTATCAATCCAATCCTTGAAGGAGACTATTCTGGCCGAGACGACTCGGTTGCAATTCATCGCTATGTCCTTGTTGAGTTCGACACCCGACCCAAGGAAGAACAGTTTGCGATTTTCAAGCAGTCCAATCTGCCCATCGGTGCTATCATCGACAGCGGAGGCAAGAGCCTCCACGCTTGGGTGCGTGTAGATGCCAAGGACTCAAACGAATGGCGACTCCGCCGACAGGCGGTGTTCGACTACCTCTCCGACTACGAGCCAGACGAGATGACAAAAAATCCGTCTCGCTGGTCACGCCTTGGTGGCGTGTATCGTGGCGAGAAGGAACAGCGTATTGTTGCACTCAATGTCGGTGCTGACTCTTGGGACAATTGGGTTTCATATTTGGAGTCCAGCGAAGTCCCCGATGAAATTACAGTAGATGACTTGGAGAACTATGACACCGAAAACGACCCGACCACAGTCCTCGGCAATCGCTGGCTGTGCCAAGGCGGGTCGCTGTCCATCATCGGTCAGTCGGGCATTGGCAAGTCATCCTTCTTGATGCAAATGGCGGTGATGCTGGCTATCGGTCGCCCCTTCTTCGGCATTGAGGTTAATCGCCCTTACAAGTGTATCGTGATGCAAGCGGAGAACGACACGGGAGACCTCGCAGAGGCGTTCAAGGGCATCACGGGCTCAATGTCCCTTACGGACGAGGAGAAGACTCTCCTGCGTTCTAATATAAAGTTCTATCGTGAGACAGTAAAGGTTGGGGAAGCGTTTGTGAAGCAAGCCCGTAAACTAATCGTTCACAATAACGCCGACTTCTTCTTCGCCGACCCCCTCCTCTCCTTCGCTGGCGGGGATGTGTCTAGCCAAGAATACTCTTCCCGCTTCCTCCGCAATTGGATACAGCCCGTCCTCCAAGAGACCAAGGTCGTCTGGATTTGGCTTCACCACACGGGCAAGCCCAAGGCCAAGGAGGACGCATCAGCGGCCTCCATCTCAGACCTCGCATATAGCGGGCTCGGTTCTTCCGAACTTGTAAATTGGAGTCGTGAGGTCGCCGTGCTTCGCCGAACTGACAAGATGAAGCCCTTCTTCGAACTCGTCCTCACCAAGCGAGGCAAGCGGGCTGGACTCAAGGACAAGGACGGAAAGTCCACAGTCATTATGAACCTCCGCCACGCCGAGGGTCGTATTCTCTGGGAGGTGAACGATGAGAACACGATGGCTAACTTCTCTCTGGCTGACCTCCAGAAGGTCATAGACATTGAGCCGACCCAACACCTGTCCGACCCGCTCCAAAGCCCCCTTGTGGCTATTGTGATGGAACGGATGCGTATCGGGATGCCAACAGCCGTGGATGTTATCGCCCACCTCATTCGTCTCTCAACCACAAACCCAATTATTGTCTGGGACAATCGCCGACAGGCTTGGCAGGGCATTAAATGGAGACAATAAATACATTGCTCTAGGTCTTGATTGTTAATCTCGTTTGAACACAACTTTTCATTGTTTTCCAAATATTTTGAATAAACCAACTCAAGTCGAGGAAACCCGCAGGGTTTTCTTCTTAAACGCTTGACTTCACGATTCTTAATATAATATATATGCTTGCGTAGACAAGCCGTCAAGCACCATATGAAAAACAACCCCAGAGACTCCCACAAGAGTCACAAGGCCAAAAAGATAGCGAAAACAGATTTTTCTAAAACCGAGAAATCTGCATACGGCGAAACGGGGGACGATGTTTATAATGCTTGGTATAAGACCCTCCCCAAGGAACAGCGTGTTGGACTACCCGAACCAATGCACCCCTTGGGCATAATTGACTCAAACTACATCTTCGAAGTTCAGCCAAATCACTCGGCTTTCGGCTTCAAGGAAAACAACGCTTTTGACGACCCAGAGGCACTACCCAAACGCTTGTATGACCAAGATGAGGTAGAGAACATCATACGCCGTGTAGTAATGGCTATGCAACTATCAGAGTCCCCAGAGGTGCTATTCCAATCACGCTGTATCCTTATAGCGTTCGGTATGGGCGACCCACCCACAGAGACAGAACTATCACGCATCAAGGGATGTAGCAGACAGTTCGTATCCAAGAAGGTTAAGCGTATACAGCAACTGTTTAACCTCTCCCCCTCACAGTATATGCGTAGTGAAGAAGCGTGTAAAGCATACGCCAAAGCGTGGAAGAAAGCAAACAAGGGTGATGATGATGAGGGGGGGGCTACCGCCCCCACCCCACAGGACGACACCGACCCATCATAACAAACACCATACGCAACCACTTACAAACAACATTACATTGTAATGAATATCTCTTACACAATTCTATATTGGGATAACAATACTCCAACACCCGTCCACGCCGTCTACAACACGCTTGATGGGTCGTTCACCATGCTCGGCTCGGATGATGCAACAAAGCCCGTCACAACCAATGCTGACGGCCTTGAACACACCATAGCACAGCACACCCCACACCCCCATACCACCCCCACCCCCACCCCCCACCCCCCGTCTAAGGAATCTATTACTTCAGACTTCCGCCCGCTGGGTTATATGTATACGCCCCTGCCAAAAACTTGGTAAGTGATTTTTAGAAGCACTTATAACCAAAAATGGCATTAACACACGAAGAATTGGCTGGACATTTGGGGGTGAGTCGTGTTAGAGTGACTCAGTTAGTGGCACAGGGGATGCCCGTTGACAGTCCAGAAGCGGCGAAGGCATGGAGGGATAGACGGAGGACGGATAATCAGAGGGAAGGACATATTGCGATACCCGTCCAGCCGTTAAGTTTAGATAAGTTGGATGAGATTTTGAATGCGGTGAGTGCTGGAGGCTCTACTGGGGATGACGAGATGGACGGGAGAATTAATCAGCAGATTGCGTTGGTTGAGATGACTCGGGAGACCTTTGAGCAAGCGGTTGCGGCTGGAGACCCGAGTCAAAGCAAGTTGTATGGGAACTATGACCGAGCGATAGCCACGCTTCTCCGTCTTGAGAGAGAGAGGCATATTCGTTTGCAAGAGCGAGGGCGATTAGTTGACGCTGATGAAGCAACGCAACGGTTTGGGAAGATACTTGGTCAGTTGAGGTCATTGATAGAGCGAGCGGAGTTGACGGTAGCACCACAGGCAAACCCAGATAATCCCCCGAAGGCTTTGAAAGCGTTTCGGGACTTCCGTGACGACCTGTTCAGAAAGATTTCCGAGTATGCACCGCAGGTAGAGTTTACGGGCGGAGTGGCAAAGCCACTCCCTCCCGTTGAGATGCCAGAGGGAGAGTCTGTGGACAAGGACATGGGCTTGGGTGGCGAAGATGGGATTGACCTCGATGAGGTCTCTTATGACGAAGAAGATAAACCAATTTCCGACAATGGCTGAATATATAAAACTACACATTTTTGTTCCGAAGTCTGAGGATGGCCCGACTGAAGATAAGACGATTGTGACTTGGGTCAAGCACAGTTCAATTACTTTAATACAAGAAGTAGATACTGAATCGCTTGGGTTTAAGTCTTATGTATCTATTGATGGGCTTGAAGAGGGTCTGCGAATCATTGAGTCGGCAGAGGAAATAGTTACAGCAAAGAGACTCGGATACTGATGAAGACCGACATGAGGTTGGCGGACAGCGTGGAGGCGAGACTGCGTAAGATTTTTAAGCCAGACGAGGGTGGCGACATTGTTGCTTGGCTTGAAGAAAATATAAGGTCTATTCCGTTCTCTCCGATGCCCGCTGGCTTTCGTGCCAAGGAAACGCCGTGGCTGATTGAGCCGTTGAGGTCGTTCGCCGACCCAGAGAAGAGATTGACGCAGGTTATAGCACCTATCCAATCGGGTAAGTCGCTGGCGGCTGAGATGCTAAGTTGCTATATTCTGGCTAGACAGCCAGCCCCGACTTTATATCTGAATGATACGGACGGGAATGCGGCGGACTGGATGAAAACTCGTCTTAGAATCCTGTGGGAGAACTGCCCACCCGTCATGTCAAAGTTGCCCAAGGGAGAAGAGAAGTCCAAGGGCGATACAGTCCAGACGAACGATATGACCTTCTGGTGTCTTGGGGCGTTCAATGAGAAGAACCTGCAACGCCGTTCTATCAGATGGCTGGTGGCTGACGAAACTTGGCTGTATCCGAAGGGACACTTGGCGGAATGCACAGCCCGTGTGACCTCATTTGGCTGGTTGGGCAAGCGTATATTCATGTCACAGGGAGGATTTCAAGGCGATGAGACCGAGGAGGTGTGGCATACTACTGACAAGCGGGTGTGGTCATTTGCCTGTCCGCATTGTGATTTTAAGCAGGAGTGGAAGTGGGAGCAGATACGCCTCCCTCAAGATGCGATGATTTACGAGGGCGAATACGACTATAATAAAATACGCAATAATACCACCTATGAATGTGAGGGGTGTAAGCACATCTTTCGTGACAGCAGGGCTAATCGTGATGAAATGAACAACAGGGGGTTCTATGCGGTTACAAATCCACAGGCCGCAGAATACAATGCTGGGTATACTTGGAACTGCCTTGCCGCCCGCTCTTGGGGAGCGGCGGCTGAGACTTATATTCGCTCTAAACTTATAATGGACTTGAATGGAGACTCTGGGCCTATTCGGATTTTCACCCAGAAACAGTTAGCCAAGTTCTGGACGGATGCCCCAGATGCCTTTGATACACTTCAGTCTATCGGCGACTATAAGCAGGGAGACGAATGGGAGGGTGAGGCATTGATTAACCCGCAGACAAAGAAGATTCATTCCGAGAGAGAATTGAAAGACCAGATTCCAGTTAGATTTATGACTGTCGATGTGCAGAGAACTGGATTCTATTGCCTTGTCCGAGGATGGGCGGAGGGCGGCGTGAGCCGCCTCCGTAGATGGAAGTTTGTTTCTACTTGGAATGATGTTGACGAGTATGCTACCGCCAACGGCGTGGCGAAGGCTCTGGTGTATGTTGACTGCGGAGACCAATTTGATGATGTTATCCGCAACTGTGGAATATTTAAGTTTACGGCCTTGAGAGGTGACGCTCGCTCTGAGTTCCCTTGGAGGGTTCAGACCTCTGGCGGATTCAGAACAATCAATAAGACTTACGCCCCAGCCCGACTTGTTAATGCTGGAACGGGGGTAGTTAGAGTCCACCACTTTTCAAACTTAGCATTGAAAGACCAATTGAGCCGTCTAAGGAAGACGGGAAGGCATACCTGCCCATCGGACTGTGGTCAAGACTATATCGAGCAGATGGAGTCAGAGGCCAGAGTCATGGAGAACAATGGAAAGCCGATGTGGAAGCGTATTGGTAATCGGGCGAATCACTTGTGGGACTGTGAAGTGATGCAACTTGTCCCCGCCGCCGCATTTGGTCTCCTTGGAGTGCCGAAGGAAGAGCCTGTTTTAGAGCCAGAGAAGACAGAGGCTCAATCGTGAGATTGGGCTTGACTAAGGCACGGGAATGTGTATTGTATGTTTGTGGGTGGCTGAAGAAGAACAGTTGCGAAAGGGCTGTTACCTCCAAACGGTTGGGTCATACCTTCTGAACAGCCATCCATTTACTTTACAGTAGACAAACTAACAACAAAATGGCAGGACGCTCATACAGAATGACTGACGGACGAAGAGAACTCGTCCCAACAGAGCGTCAGTTGGCGAAAATGGCAAAGCAATCGCTTGAGAACACATATATGGACATGGGGAATAGAACTGGCCTTAAGTTCTCCCCAGAAGAGGTTGCAAAAGCAAGACTGCTAGTTATGATGATGACTCCAGAGCAAATTAAGGAAACCCTCAACAGGGGTGAAGCAACGGATGCATTCATTGCACTTAAAACCCTTGAGTTTGTTGACGGCAAAGGCAAAGGCCAGCAAGACGACCCATCATTTAAGTTTAACGAAGCACGGGTTGTTAGTTGGATGAAGGACGCAAATATGGATAAAGAAGTTCTTTTTGTATGGGACAAGGATGGACGCTTTTGGGGCTGGACTCAAGGTTCTGAAAAATCTTGCAGTGCAAAGATACCCAAGGGGGGTCTTGTCGGCGGAACATCCCTTCACAACCATCCATCTACGGATAAAAGACCTTATGGGCAGTCTTTTTCAAAGGGCGACATTCTGGCTGGCCGTTATTCGGCTGAGAGGAGATGGATTGTTGCCGCAAGAGAGGGTGTTTATGTGGTAGAAATGCCACCAAACGCTAAATATAGAGACTTTGATGCTATGGTATTTCAAGCCAAAACAAGAGCGGCTTGGAGAAGCATCAACCAGAAACTTCCTCAGTTTAAATTAAATCAAGCGGCAAAAGCACAGGCTCACCACACTTATATGAAAGAGTTTGCAAGTCGCCAAGGACTTAAATACAAGTTTATTCCAAGCAAAGGATACGAGACATTATATAATGACTAATAAAAAAGATAAAGATACATCAAAGCGAGACGATGGCTCGTTTTTCAACCCAAAAGACACAAAAACCGACAAAATTCACAAGAAGTATGTCGCTCCAGAGGAAAGCCTCCGTGTCGATAAGTTGATTGACGAAGTTAAGAAACGCTTTGAGAAACGCTCATAAATAACTTTTGTTGACATAAGCCAACACTTATGTCAGCAATCGGATTATTTGTTGGTCTTCCCCGTGCCACAATCGAGGCAATGCGAGATAAGGCTGTTGCCTTGATTCTTGAGGGGAAAACAATTATGTCTTATGGAGATGGGGTTACAAGTGCATCTAAGCAGTTTGCACTATCCCCCAAAGAAACCCTCCACGAAGCACAATTTGCTCTGGAACTCCTTGATAAGAAGCAAGTTAGAGGACTTTACACGAACTATAACCGACAAGTAGACAGATGAACGAACCACAAAAGAAACCACTCGGATTTTTTGAGAGAGCCAGACTGGCTATCTCTAATGCCATACGCCCAAAAGCGTATATGGGAGCATGGGAGTCTGCAAGGCAGTCTGTCCATAGAACCCGAGTAGACGCTCCTCCCCCCACGGACTTCCGTGCGGAGATGACGGATTCGGTCAGACGAGAGATGGTTCGTCTTTCTCGCTGGCTTGAAAAGAATAACGGCCTGTTCCGTCAGATGATTTCTGACACGGCTATTTACACGATTGGCGATGGCATAAATATGCAAGCCAATGGTGGAGATTTTGACTGGCAGTCGCTCATTGAGGCTGAATGGGAGCAGGAATGCGAGAACCCAGAGGTTACGGGTCGGTTTTCGATGTTAGAATCGCTTTATATAATCTGTCAAGCACTTGACCGAGATGGCGAAATCTTTGCAATTAAGGCCAAGCGTGGCGGTATTCCAAAATTCCAGATTGTCGAAACTCATAGAATTGAGACTCCTCCGACAATGATTAGCGATACGACTATCAATGACGGCATTAAGTATAATAAGTTTGGAGTTCCTACCATCTATTATGTAAAGCAGTCAAATGGGGAGTTTAGCCAAGTTCCAGCATCCGCCATGATGCACATCTACGATGCTAGTCATGCGACAGCATCCCGTGCGTATCCCCCTCACCAACACGCCATAACGAACCTCAGAGACGAGATGGACTTGCTTGCGATGGAGAAGGTCGCCGCAAAGGACAACGCCCGTATAAGCCGAATCCTCAAGACTCACGAACTTGGGCCAGACAATGGAGACATTGGTCTTGGTGTTCCAACCAATAGCACCCAACCAAGCAACACTACCGAGATGAACCGCATTCTCGGCGGTGTAACCGCCGTTCTTCAGCCAAATGAAGAATTAATTGCCCACCAACCAGCCCGACCAACAACAGCATTTACTGGATTCATTGAACATCTAAGACGAGATTCCGTTCTCGGTTCACTTCCTTACGAATTCCTTGCAGACCCAACAAAGGCTGGCGGCAGTGCAGTCCGCCTTGTCGTAGCCAAGGCTGGACGATATTTCGCAAAGCGTCAGAATATCATCATAAAGCGATTCCTTAATGAATACTTTAAGTATTGGCTTGGAACTAAGATTTCCCGTGGCGACCTCCCTTCTGCTCGTAACTGGTGGAAGGTTGATTGGATGACGACCAAGCCCGTCACCGTTGATGCTGGCCGTGATTCAGCCAATGAACGAGCCGACCTTGAAATGGGTCGTGTTACAATTGAAGACGACTTTGCGATGCGTGGCTATCAGTATGAGAAGTCCATGCGTAAGAGAGCCAAGAACTTCCTGTTCCTTGAGAAGTTAGCCAAGGACACTGGATTGTCAAGAGAAGACCTCTTCCGTTTCTCTCCGCAGGGCGGAGGAAACACAAATAGCAATATGCAACCCAAACTGGACGCAGATGGTAAACCAATCATCGGCCCAGACGGCAAGCCTGTCTTTGAGACCAAAGATGTTGCAGGAGACATGGGGTATGACGAAATCAAGGACAGGGTTGGTGAGGGCGAGCCAGAAACAGCCGAACCAAAAGTTTCAAAGGGCATTTCTGCGGTAGAAAAAACAGAAATGCCAGTTGACGCTATACCAAAACAGAACGGCGGGCTATCACGGCCTGTTGACCAATCCTTCTACGGCTAAAATATATGATTAGAAACGACTTATGTTATGCAATTGCGGCTGGAAGGCCGATGCTTATTGACCCGCTGAAGGCACAGGCTTTCCTTGATAACGCAAATCTAATCTTATCTAACCCAGATATTGCATATCATATGTCCGCTTGGTCGGATAAGTATGAGAAGAAGAAGGGTCGTTCGTCAAACCGCAGAGCGGCATCGCCTTGGGGTGATGAGGATTCTTCAGCCAACGATATGGAGAATTTCTTCTCCGAACTCATTGAACCAAAGGTTGATGATAATATCGGTTGCATTGAGGTCAATGGCGTTATCGGCAAGGGCTTGACTAAAGTCGAGCGTATGCTTGGATGCTCAGACCTTTGCGACATTTCCTGCACACTCGATGCGTGGGAAAAGCGTGACGATGTTAAAGATGTTGTATTTAAATTTAATTCTGGCGGTGGCTCTACAACAGGTCTGGAAGAAGTCGCTAAGAAGATTAGAACATTTTCTAAGCCCACTACTGCATATTGTGAAGGCGACTGCGGCTCTGCCGCATTCTGGCTCGCCTCGCAGTGCGATAGATTCATTGTTACCCCATCTTCAAGCATTGGTGCTTGCGGTATCTATCTGGTTGTCAAGGACTTATCGGCTAAATATGAAGAAGATGGTGTCAAAATTACGGTAATTAAGTCTGGCGAATACAAAGCGGCAGGGGTCGAACACCTCCCCCTCACAGACCTGCAATTCCAGCGTCTTCAAGATGAAGTTATTGAACTTCACCGCAGGTTTATCCGTGATGTTAAGTCCGTTCGTGCCTTCGTGGACGAGGCAAACCTCCAAGGTCAGTCCTTCTACGGCGATGAAGCCGTTCGAATTGGAATGGCTACCACGCTTGTGGATGAATGGAAGCAAGCCAAGGAAATCATCAAGGCCAATCGTGCTATGATGCAGTCAGTTGCACAGTCCAAGTTAGCGGCCAAAATCGGCATCTAATGCATACGCAACCGAGCATTTTCGGTTGACAATAGAACATTTACAATCATAATATTCAAATGAGCAAATCCATTGACAATCTCCTCAAGCAACTCCTCGACTCACAGGAAGCCCAGACTAAGGCTTTTGAGGAAAAGTTCACCGCTTTTGCTGGTGAAAACAACACATACACTGAGCGTATGAAGAAGATGGAAGAAAACCTCACAGAAGCCATGAAGAAGGTTCTGGAGATGGACACCAACATCAAGGACTACCATAAGGCTATGGGCGGTAAGGTTGAAGAAATGGAAGCCAAGTATTGTGCTATGTTTGAGCCCAAGAAGGATGAAGACAAGAAGGATGCTCCTGCTGACGAAAAGAAGGAAGACTCCAAGGAAGAGAAGTCTGAAGAAAAGCCAAAGCCAATGACTAAGGAAGAAGAAGTCAAGTCTGAGCCAGAAAAGAAGGCTGAAGACGGTGGCGAAATGGAAGACGAAGAATCCGAAGATGAAGGCGAAAAAGAAGCCGCCAACCAACTCGGTGGTATCAACAAGAACCAGACCGTCAATGCTCCGATGAACCAGAAGCGTCATCGTGAAAACCCTCTCGGCAAACCTCGTAACAATGCGTCAGACAAGAAACTCATCGTCGATGGTGCAGAACCCTCGGCCCAAGAAACAACCGAAGCCCCTCAAGCGGAAGAAGTCGTCCAGACTCCCGTTGCTGAAACGACTGTTTCCGCTCCTGTCGCTTCTGAAGCCCCTGCTCCCTCGGCTGTTGAAGTTCTTAACTCCAAAATTGAAGCGGCTCTTGAAAAACTGGCTTCCTTGACCATTTCGAAGCCACAGGCTTCCACGGAAGTCGCTGTCTCACAGGCAGTTGCACTCGAAACCAAGGCTTACAAGGCTCTGGAAGATAAGTTTGAAGCCCTTATGGCTAAGGTCGGCTCTCTTGAGAAGTCAGCCAGCACGGTCGAAACTAAGGCCGCTCAAATCGTCTCCAAGCAAGGCACGGAAGCGGTCGCCATCTCGGTTGACCAAGAAGTTGTCGCTGAAACCGACTCCGATATCTATAAGAAGTTCGAAGCCCTTGCTGGCGTTGAACAGCGTAAGTTCTATCTGGCTAACAAGCAGACAATTGAGCGTCACGCCTCTTCCATCCTCCGTTCCAAGCGTTCTTAATTAACGCTTGACAACGGGGAGGGGTTGTGCATAGTTACAACCTCAACCCACTAACAAACACACACTAATATGGCAGGAAGAACATTCTATCAAGCCGCTGACGGCTCTCTAACCCGAGCCGCTAAGGTTCGCTCTCACAACGCAAAACTGCGTGAAGGCAAGAAGACGGGACAACTCGTTGTTACCAATTCTAACTTCGGAACTGCTGGTCGGTCTACTGGCGAAATTGAGCCAAGCCGAGCGGGCGATGTTGTCAAGAATGGCGACATTATTGCCATCAAGGGCAAAGACGGCAAGGTTGAGCGAGTTAAGGTGACTGCTGATAACCGTGACCAAATCCTTGGTCGTAAGGAAGGCACGATGAAGCCAACATTCCGCCCAGTCCAGTCTGACTTCGGCAAGGAAGGTGTGGCCCTTAAGCGTGGTTCTGAGCGAGTCTTTAAGGATGGTGCTGAGAAGAAGTCCCGTGGTGCGGGTAGCGGTAAAGCCCCTCGTTTCCCAAGAGGCTTTGGCGTGATGACCCCCAAGAACCAAGGAGCAGTTACTGGCGGAAAGCCCCTTAAAAGCAAGAAGCAGGTCGCTCTCCGAACCAAGCAACTTCGAAAGAAGGAAAAGGTTCGCCGAAGCAAGGAAAAAGCCGCCGCTCGTAAGGCCGCTAAAAAGGGCGGGAAGTAAGCCTTAAATGAATCAAAAACAGAGCCCCGAAAGGGGCTCTTTTATTTGTGACGGTTGACAGTAGCCAAAAACTGTAACTCAAAAATACATCTTATAAACTATGTCACTTGGCACTAACGCAATTGGGGGCATTAACCTCAATCTCATCGCACAGGATTCGCTTTCAACGCTCCTTGCTGAGTTCCCACTCATCTCTAAGTTCACTACGAACTTCGGCGGTGAAATCGCTACCCGTGGCGAAACCGTTGCTACCCGCATCGCTTCTCCAGTCACGACAATCACTGACATTGGTGCTAACGGCTACCAAGTCACTGATGTTGAGTCTCTGGAACGCAAAATCACCCTCGACAAGCATAAAGGCTTCGTGATGGGCTTCTCCGATGGTGAAGTCGCTAAGGGTGGTTATGATGTGCTTCGCCGCACCTTCATCCGTCCTGCGGCTCACGCCGTCTCCAAGGCCGTCCTTGATGATATCTTCGCCCTCGTCACCAACGCCAACTACCGTGAAACGGTCGATGGTCTTGATTGGGATGCTGTCACTAACCCCACCGTCCACGCTTACAACGGCACAGTTGCCGCCTTCGATGCTGACGCTGTGGCTTCCATCTCCGAGGCTCTGACGAACCGCAATGTTCCTCAAGCCAACCGCATTCTGATTGTCAAGCCCTCGCTTTACACATCACTCGCTAAGGACAACGCCATTTCTGCCCAGTATGCGTCTGGCACAAATGCCCCTCTGACTGAGAACCTTCTGCCCCGTATCCACGGCTTCGAAGTCAATCAGTATACCGCTCTCCCTGCTTCCGTTGCCAACATGAAGGGCATCGCTTGCACCCCAGAGTCCATCCTTATCGCCACACGCCAGCCAGCCCTTCCTCAGAACTGGTATGGCAATGTCGCCTCGGCCACAGACGAAAAGTCTGGCCTTACCGTCCAAGTCCGTGAATGGTATGATGGTGACTCGGGCAAGCAGAAACTGTCGATGAGCATCCTTTACGGTGTGCAGATTGGTTCGACAGGCACTCTCGGTAAGATTATCGCTATCTAATCTAAAGGTTAGATAACTAACGAGACCCCCAGAAATGGGGGTCTTTTGTTTGTATAGTTGACAATAGTCCAGAACAAATGGCTCATCCAGACTATTCGTTAATTATTGTTGAAAGATTCGACCCCGTTCTAGACACTGTTTCTCGTGATTCTTACATTTTCTCAAATGTAAAGGATGCTAGACAGGCTTTCAAGGTCGAAGTTGGCAATGCCAACACTCGGGTTCTACTTTTTGAACAGCCCCAGCCAACAAAGTTCCATCGAGATGATACGGTTTCTATTCCGACAAATCTCGACCAGTGGGACTAATTTAGTCCTTGACACCAGCCACAAACCACTCACCATACCAATATGTCTAAAACATTCTCGTTCCTTGTTACAGTTGATGCGAAGGGAAACCTTACCTCAAAAGCGTATGACAAGAAGGATAGCCAAGTCGGAATCAATGATTTCGTTAAAGCCCGTGAAGAAGGCAAGGAAGCATACTTCTATCAGCACCCAGTAGCCGACAAGCGGTGCAAGTCGGCGGCTGAAACAAAGGAGTTGGCTAAGATGGTCTATAATAAGCCAGCCGAAGCACAGGAAGTTAAGCAGGAAGCCAAACAAAGCGGATGGGTTGTTAAGACAAAGGAAAAGTTCTCTGGAAAGTCATTCAACCCGAAAGCAACATCTTCGGATGTGGCTATCGACTTAGAATAACAATATCGGTGGACAGATATCAAGGGGTGGCATCAAGCCACCCCTTTTTATTGGTATATGTATATCAAAAAATACTCAACATTGATTATAGTTAATCTTGACAATACAATCAAGGTGAAGCAGTATGAAAACTCTACCGAATGTCAGATTGCTTACAAACAGGCGATTTCAGACGGGCTAGATGCTTATTATTATTTTACGCCATCAAAGAGAAAGTCTGCTATTGGCAACCCGAACCCAATTGAATTAACACTCTGATGGCATATAGACCAAATCATCCAGTTATTATAGTCGTCAATTCCGATGGTGGCGGCTATGTGAAGCAGTTCAATACAATGTCCGAGGCCAAGGACTTCTACAAGACGATAACCACGGATGGCGTGGCTTACCTTTATGCCGCACCCAAGGCTAGTTTAGACTTTGGTAATCTCTCAGACTCTATCCCAGAATATAACAACGGGGCAACATATGGCACTGGAGCATTAGTTAAACTCAACGGAACAGTTTACAAGTTAATTAACTTCATCGGGGCTGGCGGATACGGCCCAGTTACCCATCCTTCCGCTTGGACAACTAATGTTACATTGCCACCGCCAGCCCCCCCAATTTCAAGCACTGGATTAAATGATGGAGCAAGCAAGGGGATGGCATTCAATGTCAATCAGTTAGCCAACGGGTCTAGCCCTTTTGCAGATGCTAATGACACTCTCTTATCTACAACGGAAGAATGTGGATTTGTTTTGGGATACGACAGAGATGGAACTGTCTTTAACGGGTCTTATATAAATAAAACCGTAAAAAGATATTCTAGCGGAAGAATTGAGCATCAAACGACTGGAGAAGGAAACAGCCCATGTTTCTACCCCAATGGATACAGGATAGACTTCCAAGACATTATCAGTGAATTTAAAATAGAAACAAAGACAATATATTCGCTTGATTTCGGAGGAACTGCATACGGCCCTTATTATAATCCAAGATATATTACAAAATCCCCAACAACATATATAGTTGCGGATGGCAATGGTGGAACGACAGAAGTGAAAGAGACTGGCGTGAAGCGAAGAGAAGATAAAGATGGAAGGTATCAAACAACTTGGGTTAATTATATTGTTGGGGATGCTCCATATAAGTTTGATAACGACCTTTCAATAACAGACCAAATTGGGCAACCAATTCCAAATGGTAGATACTTAGTTACATATAAAGTCGATGGAGATGAAAGAATTCATTCTGGTGCTTGGGTTGGCAGAATTGACAATGTGCAGGAAGGGACGGTTGTCTGGAAGTTTGAGGCAGAAACGCCAGACCAACCTCCTCCCCCTCCATGCTCAGTGAGGAGACCGCTTATAAACCCTGTTAATGGTGGAGCAACAGATGAGTGTGACCCAACTATTGTTTATCCGTTTAGCGTTTACGAGAATTGTGCAGAACCAATTGTAGTTCAGATTGAGGGTGTCAGCGTTACTCTTGGAACGAACACGAAGCGTGGAATGGATGATGGATATGGATATGTTATCTGGGGTGAATGCACGGGCATGGTTTATGTTCCTAACGGACAACAGGTTCACGATGGACTTGACAATTATTACTACTCTGATGGTGCTGGCAGTTATTACTCTGAACCAAAGACAAACAACTGCCCAGCCGCTGGAACTTCAATCGGAAGAGTTACTACCGATTTAACCATCATAATTAACGCAGGAACATATACTGTCGGGTATCAATACGAAGACACTATCGCTGATGGAAACTGCGGAAGCAGTGGAGTTGAGATTTCAAGTTCATATATTCCGAGCGGAACTCTATTGACAGAGGACTCTACTTATAGATATTATACAAACGGCTCTGGAAGTTATTATACGGAAGAAGTCAACGCATTCCCGCCTTATGGCACTGAGTTAAGCAGTGATGGCGGAAACTATACTGTTGATGTTGGTTGCGGAAGTTTCACTACTGGAACTTACAGTTCTACTACATACGCTGACGGCATGGGTGGAACATACACAAGCGGCGGCAATAATTACTATTCTTACGGAACTTCAATTGGCAACTGCAATGATTACAACTACTATGCGGACGGCCAAGGTGGCTCATATCAAGGCGAATACACGGGTGGGGGTGGCGAATATCCAGCATATGGAACATACATTGAAGGGAATAGTTCTCCAATATATGCTAATGCTGGATGTAGCGATTGGCAGGTCGGAAGTAGCGACTACAGTATTTATGCAGATGGCATGGGAGGAACTTACTCGGAAAGCGGAAATAGTTATTATGAGTATGGTCAGTATCTCGGAAATTGCAACGACTATAATTATTACTCAAATGGAGAGGGCAGTTATTATCAAGGCGAATATACTGGAGGAGGTGGCGGATATCCTTCATACGGAGAACCAACGGGTAATGGCGATAGTTATCCAAACTACATAGACATAAACGGAACTCAGTATGAAAACGGAACTTACTCATACACAGAATACCATGACGGAATGGGAGGATACTACACCGATTCATCAACATCATATGCCTCATACGGAACTTACTTTGGCTCACAGTCTTACTATGACGATGGAAGCATGACTGATATTTACACTTATTACTACTCCGATGGCAACGGAGGATACTACACTTTTTCTTAACCCATGAATACACTAATTGATATCACCATACCTGCTGGATGGACTATGTTTTATAACCCATCCCAGAAGAAGGTATATGGCATGAGCGAACTCAAGAACGGGGGCAAGGCTAAGACCGCCCTCTCTGTCGTTACGAAGCCCACAAAGGCTGAACTAATGGCTGAAATTGAGGCACTTGGCCTGTCTTATACCCCACCTCCTGCTTAATTGACAGGTAACAATGGGTGGCGGAAACGCCACCCTTTTTTATGTCACTTTGGGACGAGATAGCCGCAGACGGCAATGAATTTTTAACTGAGTTTGGTCGTGAAATCAAATTTCGCAACCAAAGCGTAATCGCACTCATAGACACAAACCCAATCGAGGAAACGCTGGGGGATGGTGGCTTTGTGTATAAGTCTGGATACAGGGTTAGACTATTAGCCAAAGAGGGGTCTGTCTACTTCCTTGCCCCTCCAAAGCACGGGGAGTCGATGAACATATACAACGACCAGTATACCATCAGACAGGTCACTAGAAGGCCGCCAAGCCCTTGGATTGATGTGTTCGTGATAGCGTCCAATCAGTAATGACAACAACGGTAAATAAGCGTGGGACTGGCGTTGTCCAGATAGAGGAGTCTTATATGCCCGCTACACGGGCATTAAAGGACAAGTATAGAGAACTTGCAAAGGTATTCCTCACTGAACACGCCACTGGTATGTGCCATGACTTGATTAAGTCCTCACTCCCCCTTTCAACAAAGGGAGCGGCAATGGCTTGGTCTTTTGATAAGGTTATGAAAAACCATCAAAAAACAGTTGGTATTGCATTTAGACCAATCAAGAGCAGAACATTTGGTCAATATCTTTTAAATCAAGATTGGGCATCATGTGAGGCTTATGGATTCAAAAGCACAAATAAAACAATAAACTCTCTTATTTCCCAAAAGAAGTGGGCTGATGTTTTACAAGAATTCATGCGTAGAGGTGGCATAACTCCAGATGGACTTGGTAGACAGCAGGTTGAAGACAGGGCTGACCTTGAAATGCTATATAAGTGGAAAAAGGGAAGAAAGCCAAAAGGCAGTAAAAAACCTCCAATTTATGTTAGAAAGCCGCAGAGCATCCAGACATTAATGACCAACAATAGTGTTGCGACAAGGGTGGGGTTGATGGCTGGCGGATGGATGATTGCGGCCAAGGCTCTTGGCAACAAACCAGACAAGCGAACCAAGAAGGTGACGGGAGTCGTTTGGTTGCAAAACAAGGGAA